CAAACAAACTACTGCATCCGAAGCGGTTGCAGAACGTATAGAAGATCTGTTAAAATCTGACTATAAAGGTTCATCTGTAGGAACAAAGAATGTTAAAATTACTTGAACAGTTGGGGCGTAAACGTATCATCAATGATCGAATCAACAACGAGCCATATATGGAACGTTACTATTTGTTCTTGAAAGATCGTCAGCGTTTTCCGTTTAATGTTTTCTTGCACAAGTTCCTTAAGGGTGATCCAGATGATGTACACGATCATCCGTGGCCTTATGCAACACTGATCTTGAAAGGCGGTTACTATGAATGGGTTCCAGAGTTTAATTCAAAGAATGAAATGGTGGGTCAGCGGCGTTATTGGCGTGGCCCCGGACATTTCCGCATTTGTGCTCCTACTTCTTATCATCGCATTGAGCTAGAGCCAGGAGTAACTGCATGGACTTTGTTTGTGCCAGGCCCACACAAGCGTGAATGGGGTTTCTTGACAGGCAAGGGTAAAAATCAAAAATGGGAACACAATGAAGATTATCTCACCCGGCGTAGTAGCATTAAGGCCGTTTAAGATTCATACCAATGCTCTTTCTCAAGAGATGGTAGACTTTTGGGTCATGATGGGAGCAGAAGCACAGGTGATCGGCGACACATATCACAGTCGCAAAGGTCTTGTGCATGAGACAAACTATCGCATACGCATGGGCCGTGGCGACTGGAGTCACATGTTCAATGATGGTAGTGGACACTATATCATTCACCTGCGTGAAGAATTTGCACCCGAAGCTAGTCTTTTTATCATGAAGTACATAGACAATATTATCAACCACGACTGTAAGGTACCGGAGCCTCAACTATGAAACTGATTCACAACAACAAACATCTAAACACCTGGGTGCATAAGATCATCCGCGAAATGGCGCAGGATAACTGGCGCCCAGACTACATTGTGGGTATCACACGTGGCGGGCTTGTGCCTGCTACCATGCTGAGCCATTATCTTGATGTGCCCATGCACACCTTGAACATCAGCTTCCGAGATGCTGATGTTGGACCTGAAAGCAATCTTTGGATGGCAGAAGATGCCTTTGGCTATGTGCCATACGAAGGTACAGAGTTGCCGGCTCCCTTGGATCGTGAGGTAACTGATCCTGCACAGCGCAAAAAGATTCTAATTGTAGACGACATCAATGATTCAGGCCGCACACTGAACTGGATCAAGGAAGACTGGCCCAGTGGTTGTTTACCACATGCACCTGCGTGGAAAGCGATTTGGCACGATAGTGTGCGCTTTGCTGTGATGGTAGATAATTTGAGCAGTGGATTTCAAGATGTAGACTACTGTGGCACAGAAATTAACAAAGAGGAAACACCATGTTGGATTGTGTTTCCGTGGGAAAATTGGTGGGAGAACTAAAATGATAGAAGGTAAAAAAGTTGGCTTCACAGCCTCAACGTTTGATTTGCTACACGCAGGGCATATTGCCATGCTTCGTGAATCAAAACAAAAATGCGAGTACTTGATTTGTGCTTTGCAAAACGATCCAACACTGGATCGTCCTAACAAAAATCGTCCTGTTCAGAGTGTTGTAGAACGACAACTGCAACTGGTAGGTTGCAAGTATGTGGATGAAGTATGGGTCTACAACACAGAAAAGGATCTAGAAGATTTGCTTCTAGTGCTTCCAATTGATGTGCGTATCCTTGGTGTTGAATACGAAGGCAAAGAATTCACAGGTCGTGAAATCTGTCACAAACGAAACATTGATCTATACTTCAATGGGCGTGATCATAGTTTTTCTAGCAGTGAGCTACGCCAGCGTGTGGCCAATGCAGAAGATTTGAAAAAGAAACTACAGGCCTTTGAGCCAGTGGGTGCAGATGATACAGGTGGTCCTAGCCCACGATAAATAATTCCCAAGCGGCCTTTTCTGGCATTCATCCCGCTATACAAACTCTGCAGGCCTATGCTATAATCTAACATAGGAGAAACAGCATGTCAACACTACACCCAGTGGTATACAAATACCAAAGCACCAAAGAGTATCATGACGCATTCCCATGCGCTTATCGTCAATGGAGAAGTGACAGTCATTGTAATCTAATACATGGCTACTCATTCTCAATGAAGTTCTATTTTGGAACCAATGACCTAGACGTTCGCAACTGGGCCGCGGACTACGGTGGACTCAAAGAACTCAAGAAGATACTTGAAGATCAATTTGATCATACTCTAATTGTAGCACAAGATGATCCAGAAATGGCCACATACAAGCTACTGCAAGAACGGAACATGGCCAAGGTTGTGGTTCTACCACGACTAGGTTGCGAAGGCCTAAGCGACATGCTGTACAAGTATGTGAATGGTGTGTACATTCCGGACATGTGGGGTCCAAGCGAAGCCGCCCGTTTATGGTGTTATCGTGTGGAAGTTCGAGAAACCCAAAGTAACATGGCTTTCCGTGAAGGTCATCGCGAATGGAATGAAAATCTACTTGACTAACATCTAGTGTTGTGTTACACTGTATTACTTTCAATCACTCTTGGAGTTTTCAATGGCACGTAGATTTAGCACAAAAACTTATGGTAACGAACGTGGTCTAAGCTGTACCTTTCGACAACATGCCGCAACGCATAGTCATTGCAGTCTGTTACATGGATACAGTTTAGGTTTCAAATTTGTGTTCGAAGCAGAACAACTTGATGCACGTAACTGGGTACAAGACTTTGGCGGCCTAGGTGAGCTCAAAGAGTTCCTTGAAAAAACATTTGATCATACCACTATTGTTGCAGAAGACGATCCACTAATCAAGCATTTCCAGAAGATGGCTGGCTGGAGTGCAGTCAAAGACATGCATGGCAAGCCTGAAGAAGTTCAAGGCCACCCTGTAGGCAACAAGGGTGTGATCAAACTGATCACAATGCCTGCTGTGGGTTGCGAAGCGTTTGCTGAGTATGTGTGGCGCTGGACTGATCAATGGTTAAAAGAAGATCCAACCAACAAGTATCAAAACTTGTTGGGAGATGACATGCAACGTGTCAAGATTCTAACAGTTGAAGTGTTTGAGCACGGTAGCAATTCAGCAATCTACGAAGGGTAATATGCAACAACAAATCTTTGAACATCTCCCAGAAACGATTGAAGAAAGCGAAGCACCTTGGAATGACAGCGTAAGGCAGGATTTCCATGTTGCAGTATTTCGTGACAAGTACCCGTGTACACCAGGACATCTACTGTTTGTACCCAAGTACAATGCTGTGGGTGTGCTCAAGGATGCATTTGAGGATGCATTCAATTATGGAAAAGAGAAAGTAGATGATGGAGAATGGGACGGTTTCAACATTGGACTTAATTATGGCCAGGCTGCGGGACAGACTGTGTCTTGGCCTCATATACATCTTATTCCCCGTAAAACGGGCGACGTCGAGGATCCTGTGGGCGGTGTACGACACACGATTCCGGGCAAGGGTAATTATAGAAAGGCACCAGAGGGAACATGGTAATAATAACAGGTGATCGCGGCCTGATTGGCAGCGAACTCAAGGCTCGGCTACTAGCACAAGGCATCCGAGTCCACTCACTAGACTGGAGTGATCGTGGTAAAACATACACCTTGGAAGAGCCGCTGGAGTGGATTTTCCACATGGGTGCTATCAGCGAAACTATTGCCAGTGACTGGCAAGAGTTGGTCAAGAAGAATATCGAAGACACGCAGAACTGGATTCAGTTTGCACAACAAAACAACTGCGGCATTACCTACGCAAGTTCAGCAAGCCTATACGGCACTTGGTCAAACAGTCCAGAATGGGGGCCGGTACAACCCATGCACATGTATGGGGTGAGCAAGCTGGCAGTGGACAACTGGTGTGCCACACAACAATTCACAGTACCAGTACAAGGTGTGCGTTTCTTCAATGTGTACGGACGCAACGAAGGGCACAAACAACAACCAAGTCCCATACGCCGTTACATTGAACAAGGTATTGTGCAACGCAAGCTAACAGTATTCCAGCATGAAGGTAGACTAGGCTCACGTGACTTCATAAGTATAGATGACTGTATAAATGCCATGCTTCGTCTAAAGGACGCAGGTGTAAGCGGTGTATACAACGTTGGCACAGGTGTGCAACTGACATTCAAAGATATTGCAGAATCAATACAAAAACGATTTGGTGTTGAAAATGTACAGGTACTTGTTGTGCCCATGCCTGATCATATGGTCAAAACATATCAGTGGGAAAGTCAAGCAAACTTAAATAAACTCAAAGCCGCCATTGGCGAGTGGAATCCACTTTCGGTTGATGACTGGCTTGAAGAAAATTTTGAAACTCTATATAATAAGATACAGAAGGAAATATTATGAAACTAAAAGTAAGTGAAATGTTCTACAGCCTACAAGGTGAAGGTCGCTTTGTAGGCGTGCCTAGCGTGTTCTTGCGTACATTTGGTTGTAACTTCAAATGCGAAGGGTTTGGCATGCCACGTGGTGAGGCCAGTCAAGAACGCAATCTAGTAGATGCTACCAAGTATGAAAAGTTTACAGACCTACCACTTGTACACACCGGTTGCGACAGCTATGCTTCATGGGATCCCAAGTTCAAAGATCTAAGTCCTGCAAAAGACATCGACGCTATTGTTACTGAAATGCTGGCAATGACTCCGAATGGTCGTTGGCAACAATACAATGGTAACCCAGTACACTTGGTTATCACAGGTGGTGAGCCACTGTTGGGTTGGCAAAAGGTGTATCCTGACTTGCTAGAACACCCAGCCATGATTGGGCTAGATAACATCACGTTTGAGACCAATGGCACCCAGCCGCTGACGGATGAGTTCCAGGACTACATTGAACACTGGCATACACAATGGCGTGGTACCCATGAAGATGATCATCAAGAGTACATTGGTCGTTTCCGTGAAATGCAATTCTCTGTTAGTCCCAAGCTGAGTGCGTCGGGCGAAAAGTGGGAAGAAGCTATCTGTCCAGAGATCATTGCTGAGTATCAGCGTGTGGGAGTCACATACTTGAAGTTTGTGGTTGAAAAGCCAGAAGACTTTGCAGAAATTAACCAAGCCGTGGGAGAATACCGCTTGGCAGGCTTCTTAGGGCAAGTGTATGTTATGCCAGTTGGTGGTACCACACAAGGTTACGATGCCAACAAACTTGCCATCGCCAATGAATGTTTGCGCCAAGGTTATGCCTATAGTCCACGTCTACATGTAGACTTGTGGGGCAATGGCTGGGGCAAGTGATGGCTACTAAAAAACCGCCAGCCAAGAAGGTTGTTGCCAAAAAAGTTGTAGCAAAGCCGGTGCCTGCTAAAAAAGTCGTAACTCCCAAAGCGGAACCTAAATTAAAAGTCAAAGCTACTGCACCAAAAGAGGCCGCTACCAAACGTGGAGAGCCTTATGTTGCTATCATTGGTATAGAGCTAGACGAGGACAATGTAGGCAATGGCGCATTTGAACTAGACTGGAATGATGCGTTCTTGGCCAAGTTGGTCAAGGCTGGTTACGAAGGCAAAACAGATGCAGACATTGTGGATCGGTGGTTCCAAACCATTTGCCGCAATGTTCTGCAAGAAAACTTTGAACAATGGGCGGCCAACCAAACCGAAAGTCCTAGAGTTATCAACCGCAAGGATATTGGAAACGGGCGCACAGAAGTATCGTAAAACGGACTGATCCTGCTTGACACAGGGATAAATATATGCTATTATATCTCTATGAACTATCTAATCGTCGATACCGCAAATACATTCTTTCGTGCCCGCCATGCCGCGCACAGAGCCGCAAGCCTTGATGAAAAAGTAGGCTTTGCTATCCATGTGACCTTAGCCAGCATCAACAAAGCCTGGCGTGACCAAAAGGGTAGTCATGTGGTAATCTGTTTAGAGGGGCGTTCATGGCGCAAGGATTTCTATGCTCCATACAAAGCAAACCGTGCGGTTGCCCGTGCGGCACTTACTGACGCACAACAAGAAGAAGACACAGCTTTTTGGGAAGCCTTTGACGACCTTAAAACGTTCTTTAACGAGAAGTCCAATTGTACTGTGCTCCAGCACAAAGAGCTTGAAGCAGATGATTTGGTGGCAGGATGGATACAGAGTCACCCTCATGACCACCACACAATCGTGAGCACAGACACAGACTTCCACCAGCTACTGGCACACAATGTGAATCAGTACAACGGTGTTGCAGATGAACTACACACACTGAAAGGTATCTTTGACAAGAATGGCAAGCCTGTCAAAGACAACAAGACCAAGGAACCCAAGGTAATACCTGATCCCAAGTGGATCTTGTTTGAGAAGTGTATGCGTGGTGATCCCACTGACAACGTGTTTTCTGCTTATCCAGGTGTGCGTACCAAAGGGTCAAGCAAGAAAGTTGGCTTGCAAGAAGCATTTGCTGACAAGGATAAAAAAGGCTACTCGTGGAACAATCTCATGCTCCAACGGTGGACCGACCATAATGGAGAAGAGCATCGTGTATTGGATGATTATGAGCGTAACGTACAGTTGGTGGACCTTACAGCACAGCCTGATGACATTAAAGTCAAAATTGCTGAATGTATTGCTGACAATAGTATACCAAAAACAGTTGGACAAGTTGGCGTCAAATTTATGAAGTTTTGTGGCAAGCACAACTTGGTCAAGATTGGCGAGCAGGCCACATCCTATGCTGATTGGTTGAGTGCCGAATATCCTGAGGCAGTTGCAGTATGACACCATGTAAATATCAAGAGCTTGAATCAACACCCAAGGACCTTTATGAAGGTCGACGGGTAATTATACCCCATGACATTGATCATGCTCACCAAATGTTGCACGTGGCCATGTGTTACATCAATCAAGACCAGCAAGATGTACTGGATGCTCTAAAGAAGGATTACGCATGAGTAAAATGAAAAACTCTAAATTTTTTGATATCGCACTAGCAGTGGGTGGATCACACTATCCTGATGTGAATAGCGAGCTGTTGGAAAAGTTTGCCACTGAACTGGTCAAACAATGTGCAGAAATTGCACTGCGTGAAGACCACGACCCTAGTGAATGTATCCTTTCTCACTTTGGGATCAAATGAGAAAAATAGCCATTGTTACCAATGCCGCTGTACATTGTGGAATACATCAGTACGGCCAAGCAGTGTATCGTGTGTTGTCTGGCTCAAACAAATACAAGTATGAGTTTGTGACCACTCCGCACGAATATGTTAACCCATTTCTTCCTAGCGAAAAAGTCGAGTGGACTGCATGGCTAAACACAATTGACTGTGATGCTATCTTGTACAATCATTGTCCTGGTACCATGGGCTGGTTGGATGATGAAATAGTTGGTGCTGTGAACAAGCCACAATGGTTGATAACCGGACACGACGAACTCAAAATACTCAAAAACATCCAGCATCATTTTGTGACAAATCCCTTGTTTGAAAACACCAGCACACATTCAGCTTTACTGCGTCCGTTGTTGCTGGGCCAAACATTGGATCATGCTCCGCCTAGCAATGTGATCAAAGTAGGTACCTTTGGACTGGTATACAATTCAAAGAACTTGCCACTGTTGGTGAAATATGTCAATGACAGTTTTCCTCCAGATCAACTCATTGAGTTGAACATACACGCAACTGTTGGTCGATATATCATTGATGGGCATCATCATTTGAACCGTGCTGTCATGACTTGTCGTGCATTTGCCAATCCCAATGTCACAGTCAATATCACTACGGATTTTATTGAATCGTTGGATGAGGTTGTGGTCAAGTTGCACAACAACGATATCAACGTATTCCTTTACAATGACGAGCCCAACCGTTTTGCTGTGAGTAGTGCTCTGGACCTGGCACTGAGCGCACGTAAGCCTGTTGCTATCAGCAGATCCAGCATGTTTGCACATGCTAGACATGTGGAAGATATTGTTGTTGACCTAGATGAATTACAGCACTATACTGGTAAACGGTTCAATTGGTTACCGGATATACTCAAGCTAGGTATGGCTCCGTTGGAACAATTCTATGTAGATTGGGCGCCAGATAAATTTTGTAAAGTAGTTGAGGAGAAATTTGATGAGTTTTGTTGAGCACAAGAGCCTGGTCCGCAAGATCCGCGCAGGCGAACCTGACTTTACCATTGTGGATGGCTTGACTGTGCATCCTCGTGCTTCATTGGAAGTCACACCAGGTGCGCCGTCTAATATTGCTAGCACACTGGACTGGGCCATTGCACAAGGTTATATTCGTTGTGTGGCACATGTCAAAGACTATGAACTAATGATGGACAAGTTAACAGCATGAAAGAACTAGCATCCAGCCCAGATCGTGGCACCTTTCAAAGAGACGCTTATATCCAGCGAGCATTAGAAGCTGGTAAAAGCATGGACGATCCTGATGTGCAACGCATGGTCAAGTTCTACAACGACTGGGCAGAGAATGCCAAACAGCGTGAAGTAGACCCAGAATGGCAACAACAAAATCTAGAGTGGGACCTACGTACCACTCCATGGATAATTGAAAAGTGTGGTGCAGACTACTATGCACAAAATCTCTATGCTGCCATGTGTAACATACGCTGGCAGAAGCGCGAAGTAATTCCTATCCTCAAGGACGAACATTGGTCATGTTCATGGCGTTCAGCAGGCGGAATCGTTGCAGATCTGCAAGGCAAGGGTGACTATATTGACTGGTACTGCTCTGGTATAGGCAACTACATGAGTGACGACGATACTAGTGATGGCAGTGAAAATCTGCTTGCAAAAGGATTTGTACCGGAAGGCACGGTAACAGAAGAGATCGAGAACGACTTGTATGTGCTCGGTTGGGTACACAGCGGGTGGCCAGACGATTGCAAGGATACTGTATGACTAAAGGTTTAGAAATTCCATTTGAGGTCGCTGACGGCATTGTACTTGCATCACTACAAGAACATCGTGCGTATCTGAAGAAAGAACTTAAATCATGGGAGAAAAATCCCAAGACTGATAACAATCCTGACGGTGTCTGGTTACATCCTGAAGATGTGGTCAAGAACACAGTGCTGATCAGAGCCATGACTGAGATTATAAAGTACTACGGTGCAGAATGAAAAACAAAAAGGAATCAAATATGACTGAACTCAAAGCAACACCTGTTGTCAAGAATAAATTTTGGATTGTCGAACGTGATGGCGAAAAGGTTGCCACTATACAAACCACAGACGACGGAATTGTTTGGGTAGACGATGCACGTCGTGAAAAGTATCCAACTATCAAGATGCTCAAGGACCGACACAATGTTGACTTTGTCAAAGCAGCCAAGGCCAAACTATTGTCTGGGCATGAGGTAAGTGGATTTCCCACCAGTGGTAAGCCACACAATCCCTTGTATGATGTCAGCCGTCGACTGCCAATCTACACAAAAGATGAAAAGAGCAAGAGCTTTTACTGTGCTGGTTACTACCTGGTCAAGCTGGGCAACAACTGGAGCAAGGCCTACTGTCCTAAACTTATCACACTACAGCGTTATGAGTTCCGTGGTCCATTCAAGACCACAGAGGACCAGCTGGTACAGCAAAAGGTTGCCAATGGACTATAAACCAACATTGCACATCACTAGTTTTAGTGATCGTGTGCGTGGCCTTAACCAATTGAAGAGTCAAGAGCTACGACTGACAGCGCAGGACGCCAACAACCTACTGAGCGATATCACTACCATGCTGGCAGAAATTGCACGCCTTAGTATTGAATTGCATGATCAAAATAATCAATCTGTCCAAATTGAAGTAGATGGCGGTGGCTTTAAGTAATATACCCAGATATTATTGATAAATATTATGTGAGGAAATATCAACCATGAGTAGACCAAAGCCAGTTGTGCTACTTGAACATGTCAACAAATCCACGTTCAAGAGCGATCAAGTTCTAAATTCAGAAGGCATCTGGGCGGTGTTCTACGACTCAAAGCCCATCAACCTTAAGAACCAATCTTTATTGGTTGCTTACCCAGGACCCAAATACAAAAAGGTCAGTTTTTCTAATCCAGGCCATGCTATCAACTTGGCCAAGAAACTAAACAGTCTTTTCAAGACTGACAAATTCTCAGTGGCAATCCTAAAACAAGGTGATCAGATCTACCCGTAAATCAGGACTACAACGTGAATGGGAACAACGCCTGTTTCCAAATGAAACACACTCTCCTGATACCATATGGCGTAACATACTAAATCCTGATAGCCTACGACTCACTGTTGGCGCATACAATAAATTACGTGGAGTCAAGGGTACCACGTTCTACCAATTCAAATTAGATGAAATGACCAACTTACAATTATTACAGTTGGATCATTTGTTCAAGTCTCCTTACTTTGTTAAGAACCGTAAACAAATTCTCCTCATGGGAGAGCAGGACGCAATCATGCTACAACTAAATGGTAGCAATTTGAAACAATACCTGGAACACCTGGATGACTGATAGATATACATTAGATGGGCGGGTGGCAGTACTGTGCCATCCTGACGGATGGTATACCAAACACGGCAATGAGTCCATGGTATTCAGTCCACGACTGGTAGACCAAGTGCTGAAAGGCCAAAGTTCCGTCCCAGGACTGTGTGTAGAATGGGTCATGCCCGGAGATCTTTTCCGTCCAGAATTATTTCGTGGCAAAGAAGTTATCACAGTATTGATCCTAGGGTCTAGTCCTATTCAAGGATCCACAATGGTTGAACGACATGGTAATTGGTTGACAGCTTAAATCATTTCATGCTATAATTTCCTTAACTAGGAGAATTTACATGAAAATTGGTTTCAGCTTTGGTCGGTGTCTTGGTAGCATTGTGCGTGGCGAAGTGGCTCTAGAAGATGTGTTAGTTATCATTGCACGTACACGCATGGCAACAGAAGATCATGTGCGTGGCGTAATTTCAGAATACATGCATCGCCCAGGATACCTGCAGGGACTAGATCAAGACGAATGCGAGCGTGTGGGCATTGACTTGTTCAATACAGGGCGCATCCTGGAACCACGTGCCAACAATGTAGGTGCTGGTATGAGCGTTCCACGTGATTACATCTGGATGGATCTGTTTCCTACTGCACCACATGGTGTGCAGTCTGATTCTGTAAAACTAGCATGGGAACAATATCGACTGTTGATCACACTGACTGAACAACTGCCCGAAGAAGGCTTTGTCCCTGAGCATGGAGTAAAAGCAGTTCCGCTCTCTCCCGAAGAACTTGAAGCACAGAAAAAAGCATTTGACATGCTGGGTGCATTCGTTATCTAGGAGTTGACATGAGCTTTAGATATTGGTTAAGACAAAAATGGTACGAGTACACAGCTGAATGCGAAGCATACGGACAGGCGCCTGTGCTGGATCCCAATCAATATTTTCAAATGTACAAGTACTGGCTCAAGCGTGAATACCGGCATTACCATGGCAAAACAAAAACATAATGTGTTCTTGCTCAGTTGGGACATGACTGGCCTAGAGTCTCTCATTGATCTCACAACCTTGGAAAAGCTACACGAGCAAGAAGAGAAAGTGCGTATGATGGCAATCCTTAGTGATCCAGATGCACGTGATCCAGGAGATCAAACAGGGTCTTTGCTGAACCAGATTGTGCAGAATATCCTGCTACGGGCTCGTGTTAACCAACAACGCCACTACGAAGTTTACACCATTCAAACCACCCCAGGCATAACCGAAAAAGATCTGTGGGATATGTTCAACAACGATCCGCAGTACGCCGCTGAACTGATCCGAGAACGTGGTAATCAGCTGTACAGTGATCGTGTGAACAAGCGTACACAAGTAATTGTATGACGCCCGAAGAACTACGTGATGGCATCTTTGCCCTGAACACTCGGCGCTTTGGTACTGTGGCCGAGATCATGGTCAAGAAGCTGAAAGGCCTGGGCAAGGCACAGAGCATGTTTCATGACTTGTTTGATGCCGCAGACAACCAGCGTGTGGAAGTGAAATTCAGCAGGGTTGGCCAGAACCTGGACCGGCTCACAGAGCACAATCTACTGGAATGCATACTCAAAGAACAAGGCACAGATCGTCGTGTGCGGTTTGCAGACTGGACCAATCATAAATTCCTGTGCAACATCCAGCAGGTCAAACGGTCAGAGTTTGAAGTGCTCTACTACGGCATGTTCTTTGATGACTGCATCAAGATCTTTCGCATTGAGCCCCAGGACATTGATGCCAGCATTGGCTACGGTGACAAACAGCACAAGGGCAATGTGGGCGAAGGACAGTTCCATATCACAGAAAAGACCCTGCAGGTGCACCTGGATAGATTCTTAATACAAACGTTAACATATAGTGAATTGTTGATACTTTTGCAGTAGTGTTGTGTTTCTGTAACATTGTTCTTTGATTGCTACAATGCATTGACAGGAAATACCTTTTCCGCATACAATGGTCCAACCGTTGCAGATTTGCATGGTTGGACACTGGATAAACATTATCAACATTTTGGAGTTTGAAATGACTAACGATCTTACTGTATCTGTATTCGGCCACAAGTGGCTAAAAACTACAATGACAGCGGGCGAGGTATTGTCTCATTTGAATAAACTGAATTTATTGCACTTAGGAAATCTTGGAGAACAGGCTCTTGAGAAAAAAGGTGTTAAACTATGTGCTGTAAATGAACCTGGTATTGACACCACAAATGGTGTACAAATCAAAACGGCGCAAACACATCGACGTCAGTTAGATAAAGATCCTAACACGCTCAAGGCACATATTTCAGTAAAAAATGCGTGTGGACCAATTGCCGCGCAAGTGCTAGAGGAAACAACAGGCAAGACTTATTATTTCTGGATTCCAGAGGCAGTACATGAATATGTTCAGGCCAATACTTTCTGTATTCCATTTGAATCAAGCGGTGCGCCAAGAACCATACCTAAGAGAAATACTGGTATAAATCCAAATTGGTGGAACTACGAAATTAAAAATTATACAGAATTTTCTAAACTTGTAAAAGAACACAAGGCACGACATGGATCTAAATAGATTAAAACGATTTGACAAAGCCAAGCACGACCAATTGGAAGGTCTACTAGAGTGGTGCCAACTAATGGGCCTGACAGGCAAAGACCTGGTCAGCTTGGGTGGCCACATTGAACGTTCCCAGCAGGCCGCTGAGGCCAAGAGCAACCGCACACTTGCAGAAACTATCACGTTTGATACAGTAGGCGGCGATAGCGACATGAGCAACAAGTGGAGCTATCTCACTCCCAATGGTCGCTACACATTCCAGGACGCCAGGTGGGGGCAGGTCACTGTGGTCAGCAACAAGACCAAGGTACGTAAAAGCTTCAGGACAGAAATGTACCAGCTGGGTCGAATGCACTGGGGCAAGCGAGATCGCTTGCAGTGTGCCTTGAACATCATCAACGGCCGAATTGTGCTGGATTTTTAAGCAGAAAAGTGTTGCAGAAATGCAACATTTTTTCGGTTGACTAGAAATGCCCGTTTTGCTACAATAATGGCATGGTTAAAGAAATAAACGAATTTGAAGCAATGCTGGTGATTGAGGATCTGCGTAAGCAGGGCATCACCCACTACACCATGCGCCCAGGCAACGACTGCATTTGGGTCAGTTTTGGTGTAGTAGATTTGTATTACATTTTTAACCATGGCAAGATTGTGGATATTCAGGTTGACTGAAAATGCCCGTTTTGCTATACTAGAGGCTAAGTTAAACAAAAAGGAGCTCAAGATGTCATACGCAACCATTCAAGAAGTTAACACTTCTATCATGTTCAGCAACTTCACCAACGAACAACTGACCAGCATCAGCGATGCTGTGAACTATGCTCGTGCCCAGCTTCGTGCAACCAAAATCCGTCAGTTCACCAAAGGTGATGCAGTCAAGTTCCACAGCACCAAACGTGGTGTCACAATGACTGGTACCGTGAACAAGGTTGCTATCAAATACGTCACAGTGGCCACACAACAAGGCCTGTGGAAGGTGCCTGCTAACATGTTGGAGGCAGTATGAGCAAGAACGTTCGTGCCCTGAGCACCACCGAGCTCCGCAAGCAACTGGCTTTGTACCGTTCATTGAAGAGCCGTGGTGTGTATGATGAGATCATGATTTCGATCATGGAACATGAACTTGAAGCTCGTAAAGAACTGGAGGCCGCATAATGAGATACGGTAACATGCCTTACAAATACCGAGTGGTCACCGAGGTGTCTTCCAAGGAAGATGCAGATGTTGACTTCTTGGGTCGACAAGTGTTGTTGACTACCAACAACTTTCAAACAGCTCGCAAAGAGTGCATTGAGTGGGCCGCTTATGATGACATCCTTGTGCATGTTATCAACCAGTTTGGCTCTAGTAAATTTTCCTGCGACGGTGCCAGCGAGGCTTACGATCGTTTTCCTAAAACAGCGGAGGCAGTATGAAAGTGGTGTATAATGCTATACTAGGTGGTTGGTACATTGTGCGTGGCGCACATCAGACACCCATCTCGGGTCGCTTTGACAGCAAAGAATCCGCACTTGCACATCTGCGCCGTCGCAACCCATTACACGTTTGAGAAACACCATGGCGAACATGTACCTAGATCCAACTTCATACTTTGACGAGAAGCACGTGAGAGGTGTGTTGGCCTTGCACCCTGCTGAATGTATATTTGAACTGGACGCACCCAGAAAGATTGCACAACGCCTGTCAAGTAAAACAGTGAGTTGGTGGACCAAACCAGAAAATGGCAAAGAATTCAGAGCGTGTTGGACAGCCAGCGAAATCTACTGCCCGCATGAGAACATTGACAGACTGGCCGAGTGTGGCGTACGAACATTAGATTGGGAGATGATATGAACGCATGGGTCTTGGTTATTGCAATGTCGGCTCCGTCCGGCGACTTCATTGGCAAGCGGGAAATAGAATTCAAAACCCACAAGGAATGCCAAGCAGTTCGAGCTCAGTTGCCGGTACTGAATTCACCGTTTGGTATAAAACATGAAGGAGTCTGTGTTACAATGGCTCATTGGACAGGCAAGAAAGTTGACAAAGGTGTAGCCCTTGATTAACAATGTGCTACAATGGACAGGTACTGCCTGCTTCATCACCATGTACTCTATAATGAGTTTCTTTCCACACTTGCATCCGTGGAACATTGTGATGGGCTGTGCCGGCGGTGCGCTGTTTTTTGTATGGAGTATTAGGGTAGCCAATCGCCCGCAACTGATTGTGAACTCAGTTGGTGTGTTGGTTTGTGTGGCAGGTTTAGTAAAAGCATGGAGTTGATATGGGACTAGATATGTATGCGTATGTGGCCAAGAAAAAAGGCCAAATGAGAGACTACTATGAAAGCTATGACTACAAAACGGACTCTGGTCCTGTGGTCAAGCCACGTGAGATAGCCTACTGGCGCAAGCATCCTAACCTGCATGGTTGGATGCACCGTCTGTGGAACGAAAAAGGCCACTTAGGTGACTTCAACGGCGATGAGCTGGAGCTCACAACAGAAGATCTAGACAGACTAGAGTTTGTGGTGGAAAAAGGCAAGCTACCTGGAACATCAGGATTCTTTTTTGGCAACGATGCTGATGAACACTACAGGGCCGACGACTTGAAGTTTATCCAAGATGCCAGGGCTGAGCTTGCGGCAGGTAATCTAGTGTTTTACAATTCCAGCTGGTAACAATACCCTGGCTAGCGGTGTGGGTATTTGGTTGACTCGAAAGTCCGTTTTTGCTATACTATGTATTCAATAGTAAAAAAGGAGCTTAAAAATGCAATTCAATACTGCGCCCGCAAACACTCTGTTTGCCAAAGTAACTGTAAAAACAAAACCCTACAGTTCCGAGCCTGTTAGCATACGCATCATTGCCGATGTGTTTGCCGATGTAACTTCAAACAAAGCCTTGTATTATACGGAGCTCCCTTTGCAAAACACCAGTCTCATGTGCATAGAATCTGCAATCTCAGATCTGCAAGCTCTTGCCAACGCCGACAACGTCAGCGTCAAAATGCAACCCAAAGTTCTCAAAGTGCTTGCAGATTTTGAGGTCGCATAAAAGCAACAAAGCAAAAAAAGTATTTGACGGAAAAGACATTCCGTCTTATACTAAACACTCATTAAACAAATTTCTTTTTTTATCAGGAGTATTTTATGGTCGCAAAGACAAGTGAAAATCGTACGATCACAGCAACAGAAGCTCGCAAAAGTATTCTGCGCTGTTTCAAGAAACAACGCCCAGTTTTTCTTTGGGGCCCTCCTGGTATCGGCAAGAGTGAACTGGTTGAAGGCATTACCAATGAGCTGGGTGGCTTCATGATTGATATGCGGTTGGGGCAATGCGAGCCCACTGACATCCGAGGCATTCCTTTTTACAACAAAGACCGAGGCGTGATGGATTGGGCGGCTCCAGTCGAACTGCCAGACGCAGAACTGGCCAGCCAGTATCCTATCATCGTCCTGTTCCTGGACGAGATGAACTCTGCGCCACCTGCTGTACAGAGTGCGGCATATCAGCTGATCTTGAACCGTCGTGTGGGCAAGTATGTGCTACCTAAGAACGTGGTAATGGTTGCCGCTGGTAACCGCGAAAGCGACAAGGGTGTGACCTTCCGCATGCCTACTCCGCTTGCAAACCGTTTTGTTCACCAAGAGATCCGTGTGGATCATGCCGCATGGGAGAACTGGGCTGTCAACCGCAAGATCCACAAAGACGTGGTAGGTTACATTGGCTTTGCCAAACAAGACTTGTTTGACTTTGATGCACGTTCAACCAGCCGTGCATTTGCTACTCCACGCTCTTGGAGCTTCGTAAGTGACTTCTGCGAAGATGACGACTGTACAGATGCAGAGTTGACCAACCTGATTGCAGGCACTGTGGGCGAAGGTATTGCCATCAAGTTCATGGCACACCGTAAGGTTGCTGGCAAAATGCCCAAGCCCGGCGATGTGTTGAGCGGCAAGGTTACTACACTGGACACCAAAGAAGTCAGTGCTCAGTACTCGCTTGCAGTCAGCCTGTGCTACAGTTTGCAAGAGGTCTACCAAAACTGCAAAGGTGACAAAGCAGAGTTGGACAAGTACCACCCAATGGCTGATAACTTCCTCAAGTACATGATGGATAATTTCAACACTGAGTTGGTTGTTATGGGTGCTCGTGTTGCACTTACCACCTACAACTTGCCACTGATTCCAAACAAGCTCAAACACTTTGATGAGTTCCACAAGCGTTTTGGCAAGTACATTTTGGCAGCAAGTGCCAAAGACAGCCGTTAAACGGTAATGGATGGGTTTGACAACAAACCCATCCTGTCTTATAATTATTGCATACACAAGGAGCCCGAATGTCTACTGCAAAAACAACTACCTTAAACGAAAAAGTTAAAAAGAAAGACTTGCCTGTTATTGAGTTTGATCAAAAGCGAGACAATGCTGTTCGCGAAAAACTCATTACTGCACGTATTTCACTCTTGCTCAAGGCACCGTTCTTTGGCAATCTAGCCACCCGCATGAAGTTGATCAACGCCGATGACTGGTGTCCTACTGCGGCTACAGATGGTCGTAATTTTTACTACAATACCCTGTTCGTCGAGAAGCTTCCGCCCAAGCAGTTGGAATTCTTGGTTGGGCATGAAGTGCTTCATGCTGTATACGACCATATGGGTCGTAGAGGCGATCGCGACCATCAGATCTTTAACATTGCCAACGACTTTGCAGTCAACGCAGACTTGATTGATCAGAAAGTTGGTGAGCGTATTAGTGTGGTAGGCATGCTGTACGATCCCAAATACCGCGGCATGATGAGTGAAGAAATCTATGACGACTTGATGAAGAATGTCAAGAAGATCAACTTGCAAGACTTGATTGACCAGATGCTGGATGAGCACTTGGATGGCGACGGTGATGGCGACGGTGACGAAGAAGACGAAAACGGCAACAAAAAAGGCAATGGTCGTCCCAAGCTCACTGAAGAAGAAAAGCAAGCAATCAAAGATGAATTGCGTGAGGCTGTGCTCAATGCCGCACAACAAGCAGGTGCAGGTAACTTGCCTGCAGGTGTCAAGCGACTGATTAGCGACTTGACTGATCCAGTGATTGACTGGCGCACCCTGTTGGAGCAACAGATCCAGAGCACTATCAAGAGTGACTTTAGCTGGATGAAGCCTAGCCGACGCGGTTGGCACATGGATGCAGTCATGCCAGGTATGTTGCCGGGCAATCAGATTGATGTATTCATTGGCATGGACACTTCGGGTAGTATCAGCGAGCGTGACATCAAGGACTTCCTGAGCGAGATCAAAGGCATCATGGAAAGCTACGATGAGTACAAGATCCATGTGGTCACTTGGGATACTGAAGTGTACAATCATCAGATCTTCACAAGCGACAACCTCAGTGACATCGAGTCATACGAGCCACAAGGTGGTGGCGGTACTGATCCCATGTGCGTGTGGCAGTTCTTGAAAGAAAACGACATTGAGCCTAAAAAGCTGATCATGTTCACTGACTACTGTTTCTTTGGTTGGAATCCTGAAGAAGTTGAGCCATATGCTGATACAGTTTGGATCATCAAAGGCAACCCTAGTGCTGAGCCAGAGTTTGGTGTGTGGGCACACTACGACGAAGCCAAGAAAGGTCGATAATGAACACTGACATGAAATGGGCGGCGCTGGCGTTTTTCTTTGTTCTAGGTATTCCAATGGCAGGGCTGGCTTTGAAAGAATATCATATCCACCAATGCCGTGTTGAAGGTATTCGAGCCAACATGGAACCTGACAAGATTTCTCAAGTGTGCAAATAATGAAAAAAGTACTAAACTTTATCATATGGTGGTGGCGTAGGCTGGACACATGGCAAAAGGGTTGGATGGCCGCTGCCTTTGTGTTTGGAGCAGGACTTTCAGCTTCAGAGCCTTATAAAATCTATCTACTGGCAGTATTGCCAGTGTTTGTACTGCTGTCCGTGCTCAAGTGGGCATTTTGGGACAGTGTCAGAAACGAGTGGATCCGATTCAACAAAGAGCAAGAACGTATTGTGGAGATCATGCGAGACGGTAAGTAATAAATGATTCCACTAAGCATTAGACCTGGGCTGTTTGATACTGCTACACTAGCATCTCTTGAAGAACATGTTCTAAAATGCAGTGAAGTAGTCAATTATCATGACCACGAAGGTGTGTGGAAAGACCGTGGAACTGTAGCAAACATCACACATTGGGAATGGGATCATCCTGATGCGGGATACATTCGTGACACACTAGGTGCTGTACTAGAACCAATCATTGGATCTTTTGTCAGCGTCAAGAGTCACATACTAGACAGTAGGCTTCCGTGGGATGTGCATAACGACTATGTAATTGAATGCAGTCAAAATCAGCTCAAGCCCTATTGTGTTGTTATGATTCCGCTTGACGCCACACCTGCCAAAACAATTTTCTTCAAGCAAAGTGCAGAGTACAAAGAGTTTGGTCGCTACAAAGAACAACATGCGCCCATATCAGATCATGTGGCACATGAAGAGTGGAACAGTATGCTGGATCATTGTCGTGTTAAAGATCGTTTTTGGTTAAGTATCGATCAGGTGTACAACTGGAAGCAAGGCGATTTGATTATTTTTGATCGCCGACAATGGCACTCTAGCGATAACTATCTCACAAATGGCATTGAACAAAAACGAGCCATTGTCCTGTTTACAAGTCACCCTGAGTAAAGTATAATACATTATGATTTCCTGGACTTACACTATCATCCCAATGGTTCCTGCCAGCGACGAGATCAATGCCAATGCTACCAAGTTTTTAGATCTCATGAACGAACTTGGTAACATTGGTTACGAACTTGTTTGCGTACACAACGATTGTCTTATATTCAAAAAACCATGTCCTACATCCGAGACCTGAATCCGTTAAGTGTACATGGCATGCGCCGCATGGAGCATTGTCCTCCTCATTTTGAACGTGTTGAATTTGATCTAGCAACTGACGAGAAAAACATCACTGACTGGATATATGTCAACTGTGCTGGCCGCTTTTACTTTGGTGATTATTTTATCATAGACAGTAACAGTAAGAGGCAAATGTGTAAAGTGGTGGCATTTGAAAATCACAGTGAAGCCAGTTACTTTGGATTGTTTGCTGATCAAATCAACAAACGTAACGACCTTTGGTAAAGAAAAATATTCGATCATATACGTGCTCTTAAATAATAGTAACAGATTTTACTTGGAGAGCACATGAGCGAAGCCGAAGAAACAACCACGCAAGAGCAACCAAAAACACCTAGCCTAGGTGTACAGGACTTGGTTACTATTGCCCAAATTATCCAAATAGCCACACAACGTGGTTCATGGAAACCTGAAGAATTGAGCACAGTAGGCCTTACCTATGACAAGCTGATTGCTTTCCTAGATGCAGCCGGCGCTGTAGCCAAACCAGACGACACCGCAACGTCAGAAGAACAACATGCGGTAGCCCTAGGAGAATAAAATGTTAAAGCACGTAGTCAAACACAATAACCGCAAAGCGGCTCTATTATATCGTCAAGTGCCTGGTGAAGATCACATGTGCCTTTTGGTATATAGTGACTTGCTACCACGCATGATCCACGATGAAATCATGAAGGTACTAGAAAGTGCAGTTGGCCAACAAGCCAATGATCTAGCTGATGCACTATTTCGCAACATCATGCCCGATGGTAAGAATACCTTACATGTATTACATACAGATGGCATGATTCAAAAGGTGCCATGCAACCAAGTGGTTGTACAAGCAAACGCCAAATCAAATGTTCGATTGGATGAGCTGAACGGCATCCTAAACGAAATGGCTCAAGGCCAGGAAGCAGTACAACGTCTTGCTGAACTTGATGCTAAAGTAACTGGTTGGACACCTGCACAGCAAACTGAGCAGAATGCCAAGAATGCCGCAAAGAAAAGAGCCAAGCAAGATGAAGGCCGCGAAGTTGGAGTGCCACCAAATGCGGCCCGGCCTGTCGACCTTCCTACTGTGACAGAAAGTGCATTGTCAAACATTGATATTGCACAAAATCTTCTAGACCAAGCAGAACGCATGAAGCAACAAGCCGCTAGCATGTTAGCCGAAGTCACAAAATTAACCAACCAAGCAATCGCGTTAACTCCAGCGCCAGCCGTGAAGGTAACAAAAGCAAATGGCACGAAAACCAAAGTCAAAGCGAATTAACGTAGACACAAGAGATCGTTGGAAACAAATTCTTAAAACAGTAAGCAAGGATGAAGTTCCTGTATCGCTACTAGAGAAAGTTCATGTTAATTTAATTGATGGCAGTACAGTAGAAGTAGACATAGCTCAGTTGTTATCAGAAGGGATGCACCCAGATGAAATCAAAGATGAGTTAAATGACCGACTCAAGAAGATGGATGAAATTATCAAGGACGTTGATTTCTTCATCTCCATTGAGAACGTGGCAAAAACTGTACAACCTGTCACCGACGATATCTTAAAAACTCTCACATGATCCGCAGTATATTTTCTATAGACCAGCGGGGAGGCCTAGGCAACAAAGGCTCTCTGCCATGGGCCAGTGACTCAGAAGATATGGCATGGTTCAAAGAAGCCACGACTAATGGCGTGGTTATCATGGGGCGGCGTACCTGGAACGATCCCAAGATGCCCAAGCCGTTACCAGATAGAATCAATGTTGTATTGAGCAGTATGCCAGTTGTATCTGCCAGCAAGAGTGTGTTCACCCGTTCAGGCGATATACGTAGTATATTGTTAGACGTACAAGGTCGTTGGCCCGGAAAAGATGTCTGGATCATTGGCGGTTCCGAACTGCTGATGGAAAGCAAAGACTACTGTGATGAAATGTGGATTGCACATCGCAAAGGCGCATACTTTACAGATGTGCGTGTTGACCTAAACAAATACATGACAGGAACTAGAATATTAAGTTCTGTTCCCAATCAAGCTCGCACCATCAACTGGTGTACTTATAGAAACATAGATTTATTTAGACCATACCTATGAAAACATACCTTGATGCACTACAACAAGTATTAGATACAGGTGTTACTCGCAAGGATCGTACCGGTACTGGTACTATTGGTGTATTTGGTATGCAACAACGCTATGATCTGAGCACGGGCTTTCCTGCTGTGACTACCAAGAAGCTGGCATGGCGAAGTGTTGTGTCCGAGTTGCTGTGGTTCATTGAAGGGTCAGGGGACGAAAATAGGCTGCGAGAGATATTACATGGTAGCACCGAGTCTAGCAAGACAACCATCTGGTCTGCCAATGCCACAGCACCATATTGGACACCCCGAGCAAAGTATCCAGGCGACCTGGGTCGTGTGTATGGTGTACAATGGCGCCACTGGCGCACCCCTATGGAAACTGGTGGATCATTTACGAATGACTTTGGTCATTCGTTTAGTGTAAGAGAAGGTATCAATATAGTAGAAGTTGATCAGATCAAACAGCTGATCGAGGGTATAAAAGCAGACCCATACGGAAGACGACATATATTATCAGCGTGGAACCCAGGTGAATTAAACTTGATGGCCCTGCCACCGTGTCATTGCTTTGCACAATTTTATGTAGCAGATGGTCGACTCAGTTGCCAGATGTATCAAAGAAGTTGCGACATGTTTTTAGGTGTCCCCTTTAATATCGCTAGCTACAGCCTGTTAACGGCCATGATAGCTCAAGTGTGCGGCCTTGAGGTCGGGGAGTTCGTTCACGTTCTCGGCGATGCACACATCTACCTAAATCATGTTGATCAGGTAAAAGAACAACTCACACGTGAACCCTTGCCTGCGCCAACTCTTTGGTTGAATCCTGACGTAACTGATATCACCCGGTTCAGTATGGACGATATTCGGTTAAATGACTACCAGTCACTCTCTAGTATATCTGCATCAATGGCTGTATAATACAGACATGATACTGTTCAAAGAAATTGCCATGGGCGATGTCGAGGATCCAGAGCTCTACGCGGCCTTCCCAATCAATGAGTGGGAAAAAAGCGAAGTAGGTCAATGGGTCATGGCCCATGCTGTTGAGACTCCTAGTTTTCGTATTGTAATTAACCATCAAAGTTATGGTTACATGGTACAGATCTACGGCAAGCTTCGCGAGCAGGACGAAATAATTTATAGGTTAAAATACACATGAACATTTTAGTAACAGGTGGGTGTGGTCTTATTGGACACAATGTTGTTAGTCAGCTGGAGCAACTGGGACACACGGTTGCTGTAACAGATACCAAAACAAACTACGGTATCATTCCGCAAGAGGAAATTGATTACCTCATGAGCGAACGTCTTAAAAAGATCACGTCACCGGTGTACGGTGCAGACATTGCCAGTGACTCAATGGATTACTTGTGCAAGAAGCACAGCATAGAAACTATTGTACATCTGGCCAGCTTGCCCAGACAAAAAGTTGTTAATGCAAATCCCATGTTGGGTGCAAGAACAATGATGGAAGGCCTACTTAATCTACTGGAAACTGCACGTACAAACAATGTTAAAAAGTTTGTGTACGTCAGTAGTTCAATGGTATACGGTGACTTTGATAATAATGTGACCGAAGATGCGCTGTGCAAGCCAATTGGGCAGTATGGCATTATGAAACTTGCAGGAGAAGACCTTGTCAAAGATTATACCCGTCGTGGTTGTTTTGATCACACTATTATCCGTCCCAGTGCTGTTTATGGGCCACTTGATGTTGAAGACCGAGTCGTTGCCAAATTCATGCTCACAGCAATGCGCGGCGGAGTGCTCCGAGTTAATGGAGCAAACGAAACCCTAGACTTTACCTACAGCGAAGATGCGGCCCGAGGCATTGTTGCTGCCACACTGTGTGATGCCGCAAACAACAAAACCTATAACATCACAAAAAGTCACTCTGTCAGCTTGTTAGAAGCCGCACAAAAGATCATGAATATTGCGTGTAACGGTACTATCGAAGTGCGTGACAAAGATGCAGACTTCCCGAGTCGTGGCGCTCTAAATATTGATGCGGCTCGAGAAGACTTTGGATTTGATCCGCAAGTGGATGTGCAAGAAGGATTCCACAAATACTATGAATGGTTAAAACACAGCCCATACTGGCAGAAGAAACTAAATGAAGATTCCATTCACTAATCTATATCAGCAGTACCTGGACTGCAAACCAGAAATTGATTCGGCCATTGCAAAGGTCATTGCTTCCAGCAGTTTCATTACAGGACCAGACGTCACAAAGTTTGAATCAGAATTTGCACAATACGTAGGCGCCGAGGATTGTGCCAGCACAGGTTCGGGTACCACAGCATTGCTGTGTGCCATGCGAGCCTTAGGCATTGGGGAAGGTGACGAAGTGCTGACTACCCCACATACGTTTGTGGCCACAACAGAAGCCATTGTTAGTGTGGGTGCCACGCCGGTGTTTGTGGACATTGATCCAGACACACATCTAATAGATCTAGATCTATTGGAACAGGCAATCACTCCTTATACTTGTGCTATCTTGTTTGTGGATATCTACGGACAATGTCCAGACATGCAACGACTGAATGCTATCCGTGAAAAATACGACTTGTACATTGTGGAAGATGCCGCACATAGCCTAGGCAATACATTCATGGGTCGTACTGTCGGCAGCTTTGCCGACATCACTTGTTTCAGTTTCAATCCTGTGAAAAACTTGGGTGCCATGGGCGATGCAGGTTGTGCAGTAGGACAGAAGATACTGATGGATCAGGTACGTATGTATCGCGATCACGGACGTACAGGGCGCTACGACATCGTGGAGATAGGATATAATGCACGTATCGACAACATGCAAAGCAATATCGTACTGGCCAAACTGCCTAAACTATACACCTGGTTAGAACGCAAGCGTACAATCTGTGCCTACTACAATCATCATCTCAAAGATGTGGTCAAGACTGTTAAAAGAGTGCAAGGTAACAGTCACAGTTACTATGTGTACGTTATACAAACGCCACAGCGTGACGGTCTCCGCAAGTTCTTGGAAGCCAAAGGTATTGGTACCAACATACACTATGCTACCACCACACACCAACAACCTGCATACCTGCCTTGGTATCGTCCTTGCCCGGTAGCAGAACGTACAGTAAACGAAATCCTCAGCTTGCCGTGTTGGCCAAGCATGACCGACGAAGAAGTCAACTATGTGGTCGACTGTGTCAAGGAGTTCTTTCAATGAACATGTGGCTGGTTGGTGCAGGCTACTGGGGTAGTAAACTGCTATCTGGGTTAGAAAAGCTAGGCGTAAATGGCCAAGTGATTGATATCAAAAACGGACAGACCATTGATGATATCAACGACCAAGGCCCTGTGATGCTGGCCACACCCTTGTGGGAACACTTTGGTCAGACCATGGAACTGCTGAGTCGTGGACACGATGTGTATGTAGAAAAGCCAGCGGCAGAATCCTGTGTTGAGGTCAGCAAGATGTCAGCAATGCTGAGAGAAGACCAACTGCTCATGGTAGGACATATCTTTATACATCATCCGCAGTTGGCTGAAATTAAAAATCTTATTGCTTCAGATAAAATAGGAAAGTTAGAACATGTTACTAGCCGACGACTCAATTGGGGCATTTACCAAACACGCACCACACCTGTGCTAAGCCTTGCCGCACATGATATTAGTATTATCCTAGACGTGTGCGGCAACGAAGCCAGCATCTACGATGCCCACGGTTATTGTCACAGCGAGAATACACAATTTGATCGTGTGGTATTCCGCGGCGCCGCTGGCGGAATTACGTTTGATATTGATGTAAGCTGGACATGGCCTGTACGCACACGTGAAACAATTTTTCATGGCACTAAAGGACAAATTGTTTGGGACCAGGATGCTAATACTGTGACTTTGTTTGGCAATCATATTGCAAACAATCGTGCTGTTGCTGATCCTAGTCCTGTTGTTAGCACATACCACTGGGACCTAACGCCACTGGAGTTTGAATTAAAGCACTGGGTACACTGTGTCAACACACGCACTAGGCCACTGACAGGCGTGAGTAGTGCTTATCATGTGGCACGAGTTATTGATCAGGTTCATAACGAGATTGGAAGAAGGCCCTGAGCCATTCCCAACGAAACGCTTTTTTGAGCTCATGGTTGTTTGAAATATTGTCATCAAAGAATTGTGCGCCATCGTTTGCACCTCTTAGAACCCACTCAGCATTTGCTCCTGTTGCGTGGGTTCGCCATACATGTATGCGATAGTCTGTTTCTACACTAGGTTCATCCAGTTGCCACTGGCACAGTTTACTCACTTCACGGAATGCTGTGCGCCACGCATGGTAAGGAGTAATAGCAAACTCTCCGTACACACTGGTCAGTGGAATTGATTCTGTAGCAAAGCTCATGGTAAAGTCCATACCGCCAATCTGTTCCCAAGGCTTGGAATTCAATATTGATTCCTTATGGTACATGATGATGCCCATGTGTCCATAACACAACCCATTGCTGGCATTTAGTGCGTTGAAGATATATTGCTTGGGTGCTTGCCAACGATCAGGTACAAAAGAGAAGTCCCAGCCTTCGTGTAGTCTTGTTTTGGCAAAGGTAGCATAAAACCAAGGTGTGGTACTTGTTGCGGCTGCGGCCTTTAAGGCATGTTCCATTCCTTCTACACCATGCACTCTTTGAGCTGTAGGAAAACGGGCAACAAGTCTAGCCCAATTTTCATCTGCTTGTGGTTCATCGTAACTGATGAACACAATGTCTTGCTGTATACTTTGTACAGAGTTTACACGTACTAGATGCAGGTAATCATAAACCTGTGTCTTGAGGTAGTTTTGTGCTACTTTAGGCACAAGGCTGACACTATTATCCGCAGAAAAACTAATCAGCTGGTGGTGTTTTTCTCCCCACAGGCTAGGTTCAGTGTCTATGTGTGCTGTATATGTATTGCAGTTGAATAATTGATATTCGGATTGGAATTCCGTTGCCATAATTGTAGTGACCAAATCATTGTTGCCCACATGTACTTCGGGCCAGGCAACTCTTTTCGGGCCAGGGGAGTGATAGTTGACATCTTCGAACCATTCTAATAGTTCTGGCACCTGACGCTTGTATTCAGCAACAGGCACCAGCAGTATGTCTCCAAACTTTTGATCACCTGCGGCCCAACAATGTATTTGAGCAGCCTCCCATGGCACTGGATCCCAATCAAATTCAAAGCCTACACAGTCTGAACAACTCATCACAATCCACACATGGCTTGTGCGAGAACGTTCTACACAACGCATGACAGTTGCCAGGACGCTGTGATAGTAGCGTGTGACTTGTGCATGTGGGTAACGCTGTTTGATTGACAGAATGTTTTGAGTGTGACTGCCTAGATCAACAACAAACATGTCATGCATCTTCGTTTCTCCACGTGTACTCGTATGTGCGTGTGTGCTCGCTAGTCTCAATTGAATAGATATTAAGATGCTTGGTCAACAAGTCCCATACTGCATACGGGTCAGTTGTTCCAAATGCTTGCTCTACATCAACATCACCAATGTGTAAGTATCCTAGACTGTTGTTGATATCTGTGGAATCAATATTGTTGTCAGCAAGCCATTGCTTGAACTCTGTCATCTGTTTGTCGTGCCAATCAAACACACCATCCACAATAGTCTTACCCCATTCAATATCAAACTCGCCTGAGTAGTATTTGAGTTGTGTGATTGCTTCGCACACGGTTTCTGTTAACACAGGGGCATTTTCATCTCTAAATACTTCAAAGTAGGTTTTACCTATTTGCGCCCAGTGCATGTACACTCCACCGAGCTTGCGGTTGAATCCATTTTGTGCAAATCCCACACGGTGTTCATCTGTTAGTTCATAACGTGGTGCATTATGGAATGTGGTGATCTGTACAGGGCGTGTCCACTCAGGCAATAGCATGTGTTTGCGTTGGCTCAGTACCAAGTTTTCTATTTCGTGGCATAGTGTGTTAAGGCGTCCCATTGCTTGACGTATGTGTGCAGGTGCCGCACGAAAGTAATTGCTAGGAGATTCAACTGTGCCTTGCAGTCTTTCAAAGTGATTGTGTATGCGATTCATTATTTCATGCTTGGTGCTATGAAACAACATCTCCGGAAACATCTGTAGTGGTGCAACATACTCTGGTCCATAGCGTACCACATCTGGTGCGAACCAATCCTCAATACGATATTGCGGAAGATCATGCTGTTGCCAGTTGTAAGTGTTGAGCGTATAGATGGCTCGATTCATCTGCTCGCACAAGTATTCTATGTCGCGAGGTGTGTCTGGAAAGCCCAAAAAGCAGTAGCTCTTGTTAAGGCGTAGTCCACGTTTGAGTATGTCGTTTAGTCCTGCTAGCCAATCCTTTGCAAGTGCATGATCTGCGGCTGTGATTGTGTATACCAGATCATTGTTTGTGTCTGGATCTCTTAGCGTTACTCTGATTTGATTTGTTTCCACCATGCTAATACTTCTGGCCTTTGTGCTAATATGTGTTCTAGTGTGTATGTATCTCTGCGGTATGCTTCCAGATTGGAAACTGTATACTTGGCTTTGCGTTGACCTGCAAGGTATGTGTCAGGCCAGTGTTCTTCAAATGTAGACTGTGTACGTAGTTGATCGAACAAGTCTGCCACATAGTGTGCATCTGTTCCTAGCTCTGCTTCGATGTCATTGATCCAGGCGTTTAGCAGTTCACGCGGCAGTATCTGTGGACTCATGCTAATGGCAGGATCAAACGCAAAACACAATTTGGTAAGCAAGTCTACATCGTACTCTTTGGCCAGCTTAACAATGTTCACAACTTCTGTCAAGCCGGGTAAAGTAAGAGTAAAGTCAATTCTCATCTGCCTTTTATGTCGTTGGATTGCAAGCCCTGCTTCGAAGTTGGTTCGCCATTGACTGTAGTCAAGACCTGTTCTGATGTATTCGCCGGTTTGCGATGTTCCGTCAAGACTTGCACATATTTGATAATCTCGGAGATTAACAAGTATATCCCTGTACAGATTACTACCCCGGTAATCAATGCGGCTAAGATTTGTATTATATCTACTATAAACATTACGTCCATCTCCTAATTCAATGATGCGTAGCATGTACTTCCAATGCTGTTCGTACATGAGTGGCTCTCCACCTACCCAATACACTTCTTCTACCCTGTGTTCTTCTACTGCTGTGGCAAACTCTTGTTCTACCGTGCTGTCTTGGAACGCTGTGATTTCTGCCTTGACATCCGGTTTCATCCAAAGATTATCAGGGTGCTCCCAATAGTCCTTGGTCACTGCATTCATACCTTTGAGTTCAGTTTCCCAACTGCTACTCAACTTGTCACCACACATGCGGCATTTGAAGTTGCACAGGTTACTGAAGCGGTAATCCCAGCTCACGGGCTTCATTGTTGTACTACCATCCGGTGCAGTGGACGCTTGTACTTGCGCCCACTTGTGACCAAATAGATTGGTAAAGTAATCGCGGTATACAGATGAATTTAACAGTTTGTTGTTACATACGTCACACTCCGGTATTGTTTCTCCGCTGAGCATACGCTGGCGCACGGATCGCATGTGTTCTCCGTTCCAATGATCTTCTAGCGTGATAGGTATGTATCGACCAGTGCCGGCACTGGTATCAATATACTGCATGAAGTTTTGTGCAGGTTCACGACTTGCACAACACAGCCTACGCTCAGTTTGTGGACTTAGGTATGTGTGCGTCCACGGAGCAAGGCATAGATTATTAGGTTTTTCCATATCCCATTGCCTCGGCTATTTCGGTGTGTGTGTCTGCAAAGTTTTCTTTACGGTTAGCATCTGTTCTTTTCATGAACTCACAGAACCCTGTGCCATCTGTGCTTGTTCCGTTTTGTATAAAGCGGATAATACCTTCAACATCGTTGTGATACTTAGGATGGAAGATTCCATCACGTAGTTTTTCAATGACTGTTTCTTTTGCACAATCTCGCATGTGCCCAATATTCATATGAGGAGGATCGTGTAACATGTTTACGTAGGCCATGTTGAATCCTTGCGTGTCAACCCAACGGCATAGGTCTTCAAAGTAGTACACGTTCTGTACATTGATTGTCATGCAGACTTGTAGTGTAATATTTCGTGACTCACGGCGTAGTTGTTTAGCATGTTCTATGTTGGCGCAAACCTCATTCCACTTTGCACCACTGCGTTCTATTTCAAACTTAGTACCAATGTTGTCTATGCTAAATGCAATTTCTACATTCTTGAAATGTCTCCAAATATCCACAAGCTCTGCGTCCCATGTGGTGCCATTTGTATTGTAATGTATACTGATGTCTTTGGCGCAACCTAAGTCAACTGCTTGCTGAAGTAAATTAAAGTGTTCTTTAATAAGAAAAGGTTCACCACCTGTAAATTCAAAATACTTCACCTGTGGTAACAATGTTCCTAGATCTGTCCAGAATGTGTCTGATTTGCGTGGCCATTCACCTGCTCGTAATTGCAAGTATGCGCGAGTAGTTTTAGGATCACTGATTGTTTGATAATCCATTTCTTCTTGTGCCCACTTGCTACTTGACCATGTGCCGCATATACGACATTTCAAATTGCAGATGTTGCCTAGTTTCAAATCAAGGAACCATAGTTGGTCAGGACTGGTATTGTACCAGTCTACTTGTGCTGTTTGATTTGCGAACTTTCGTAGGTGCCATTGTCGTTTGCTAGTACGACCAGCATCCTCTTCCGACCAACAGCGTTGACAAGTTTCAGGGCGTTCGGCATTTAAGAACTGCTGTCGTAGCTGTTGCATACTTTCACTCTTGTATGCTGTGGTCAAACCATCTGCAACTGTCAACCCGGGTATTTCCTCTGTGGCAAGACAACAAGGACGCAATGCACCCGTTGGTGTGGTCTCCATTGAGATCCAAGGTAATATACAGATCTTAGGGTGTGGGAGCATGTTTACGTAGTGCTTCTAGTTCTGGAAATGTAGCAAAAAAATCTTCATCTCGCAATTTATCTAGCTCTGTAGTACGACTAAAGAATGTACTAAGCCAATGGTCATCAACAGTCTGTGCATCCATGAAGCTTAACATACCTCGGTACCCACTGGTGGCACGAGTTAGTTTGTCCTGCGGTTCCAACCATTTGATATGTTCTTCAATCTTCACACGTATCTGATCTTTTACTTCTTGCGGCAGGCAATCAATGCGGAACCAATTTGGGCTTTGCAAAATGTTGATGTTAAAATCGTGTGGTTTGATCAATCCTAATTCAACCCATTCGCGATGAAAGTCTGCAATGTGCATTGCATTGTATATGCTGACTGTTGCACTAACATAGAAATCCACTTTGGGACAAATCTCTAACATGCGTTGACGATTCTTGACTGTTTCTTCCCAGTCTTGTCCTTTGCGAATATACTCGCCGCGGGCGCCGCTTGCGTCTAGACTAGCACCAACACTTACCACATCAAATTTCTTCCACAGTTCAAGTACGTCTTGATCTTTGTATGCCAGCTTGCTGAAGTTTGTGTTATAGATTAGTCGGACATGAAACATTTCACGCTTGACTAATTCGTTGAGCAAACGATAGTGTTCTTCCATGATAAGTGGTTCACCACCAGCAAAGTAAATTTGGTCCAGATGCGGAATATGCTCTTGCATTTGTTCCCACATGTCTTCATCTGTTTTACCAGCAAACATAATGCGCGGATGACCACGATCGCCGTAGAGTTTGACTTCATCGTTGTACCAGTTGCTGGAAAAAATACTTCCACAACTGCGACAACGGAAGTTACACACGTTGGAGAAACGAATATCGTAGTAGCGAAGTTTGAAATCTTCTACTGTGCCATCTTCTAATGTGTCGTCTACCAGTGCAATATGTTGTCCAAAGTTTTGACTAGTGCTGTGGCGCATACTAACAAATCCTGCTTTTTCTTGTTCGTAACACCGACCACACTCTTTGCTGGGTTTGCGATTAAGCATGTTCACACGCATGTCTCGCATGCCTTGGCTGTTCCAAACTTGTTTCATTGACTGTTCTTTAAGGTTACCAATGGGCATGTTGTATTCGCCCATACAGCAAGGATATGCACGACCATCTGGAAAGGCGTGCATGTGGATCCAGGGTATCATGCAAAAGTGTGGGTCTGTGGTCAACAGATCTTGATGCCGTTCTGGCATGGCATGTAAATTAGCATGGATAGGAATCCTGCTGTTGTAAGTGTAGTCTTTAGGGTATTTGCTCATAGAATTCCTTTAGCTCAGGGAAAGTTTCGATAAAGTTCTTTCCTCTGCGTTGATCATATTGTGTGTAAAATTGTTTGAAGTCGTTTTGCATCCTGGGCAACTCTGGTCCAGTCACTGGCTCTTGCAAGTAGTCGTGCAGGCGAGTCAGTTGATTGATTTCGTGTTCGTGCCATAGCTCGCTACCTTTGTGGTTATCCAGGAATGTTGCAATTTCCATTGCATACAGTTTGCGGTCTGCCAGCGAAAGCACGTACACGCCTTGGAAACTTGGAAAGCGTAAAATGTTAAAGCTCATGCTAGGAAAATCTCTACCATATGTTTTCTTAAGCATCATCATTGTGGTCAAGAAAACAGGCAGGCCTGGCAAACATAATGCGTTGATTGTACACATAACATGCAGTCCGCGGATGCCACTGGTCGCTAGTTTCTCTACATTTGCCAACCAGGCTTTCCAGTCTAGTCCATCACGAATGTATTCAGCGTGTAAGCCAACTGCCTCACAACTGGTGTACACGTCTAGTTCAATGCCCTGGGTAGATTCAATCAAGCGGTCCACATCAACTTCCCGACCAAGATTTGTGTTGATAGCTAGACGTGTGCTCGAACGTCCTTGGTTTTGTTTGAACCAGTCAATGAGTTGCCAGGTGTGAGCTGACATGAGTGGCTCTCCTCCGGTGATGCGGAGTTCTGTAAGGGTGCGGTGTAGGTCAGTTTCCCACCACTTGAAAAAAGCCTCCACATACGGATTAGTTTCACCGAATTTATAAAGTTGACTACTATCATGAGCATGAGTAAAATGACCGCGCCCGTCTGATACCAGGTTAATGTAGGGTCCGTTTTTACGTATGTCATTAACCCAAGTACTACTAAAAGCAGGGTTGCAATAAGAACAAGCAAACTGGCAAGTTCTGTCAAAAGCAATTTCCAACGTGCGAAGGTTGAAGTCGGTATAACTTGGTCTGGCGAATGCAACATTTAGGTCCTCCTCGGAATGTATCACAGTTTTATAAACACGATCGGAAATGGCATCCTTGTTCATGTCTTCGATCTTCCAGCAGTAATCGCAGCCTGCTGGGCGTTCACCACGTTGCATCTGTTCACGCTCTTTTTTCTTTTGCGTGGTATTGTGCAATGCGGCAGGGTTAGTTTTAATTTCATCCAAGTCAATGGCATGTGGTAACGGATGATGACAACTGGTTGTTTGTCCGCTACCCAACCATATGGTAGCATTGTACCACTTGGCTCCACAGAAGCTTGACGACTTGATGTCGATTACTCTGCGTTTGTATTCAAGGTCTGTTTCGTTATTCTGTTTCGGCATGGTATTTACACAGGCTCCAAAATTCTTTCATCTCACCAAATGTTGCCAGGAAGTCAGTAGACCTACGTCTGTCATGTTCTGCAAAGAAACGATAAAAGTCTGCACGATCATGTTTCAATGATGTAGTGTCTTGTGGTTCGCGCATCCAAGCAAGGTTGCGTTCCATACGTTGTATTTCATAATCCTTGAAGCCAACAAAGCCGTCATCTTTAAGTTCGTTTTCACGCATCCACTCAATGACTTTTTCTAGCTTGTAGGCATAGCTCTCGGGCAGGATTTGTAAACTCTGCCAGCGTGGTTGTCTCAGCAGTGGTGTGTCGAACCACACACGTTGATATGTTCTACTGTGTCTAGCACGTAGTTCAAGAATGTAATCTAACAAGTCTTGTAAGCCTGTGATGTTTAGATTGTTCATTGTGATAATGAATGTAAGGCTGTTCTTGTACGGAATGTCTGTGAGATAACTATCCACATTGTTCAAGCAACGTTCAAATTCTAATCCATCTCGTAGATATTCAGCTTGGTCGGCCACACCAGTATCCAGGCTCACATACTGCATGAAGTGTTCTATTTGTGTGTTACACAGACGTTTGACATAGCCAAGATACTTGTCCATTAGCTTTTGTTCTACACTAAAATTACTTGTAACGTCAAGATGTAGATCTGGCTTGGGCAATGCCAACACATAGTCAAATACTCTGTATGTGTTGTAATCCATCAGCGGCTCGCCGCCTGTCATTCGGAAGTGTTTGAGCCGGGGATAGAGACTAGGCCACCACTCCCAAAATGCGTCAACATAAGGGTTATGCTCTCTGGCAGGAATAGGACGACGGCTACCAGTAAAATGCTCAGGGGCATTGTGAGGTACACGAGTAGGCCAAGCACCGAAGGTGTTTGTTTCTCCTGCCCATGCACTACTAAACTGTGGACTACAGTAACTACATTTAAGATTGCAAGCATGATTAAAATTAACTTCAACATAACTTGGAACGACATCTTCATCTCCTATGGCATTTTTAATTGGATGTAAATATTCGGCGGCCCAGGGCTCACCGCTACGATAATGCCTGTCACTCAATTGCCCATTGTCCTCGGCTGACCAGCAATAGCTACATTCGTCTGGACGTTCATTCTTCAGCATGATCACACGCTGTTGTTTCTTGTATGGCGTATTGTGTAGAGCACTAGGATTGTCTGCCAACAGCTCTGTAGGAATCTTGTGCAGTGGCGGGTGATAGCATGAGTTAGTCATGCCTGTTGTTAGGTGCAGACTGACCTGTTGCCATTTGGCCAAACAGAGACTAGGACCCAGTATGTCCTTCATTTCTTCGGCGGCGTATTTGAACTCACTGGTCACGTGTCATTATCCCTTTGTTTTGAAAATTGCTTTTGTAATGATGTTTGAAGAACGCACTAGGCTCTGGATCTAGATCTACAATATTCAAGTCTAGTTGTTTGCGAAGTTTTTCTCCTAGTTCATTACACTCATCAGGGCCGTGATTTTGATACATAGCCCACATGCGTTCTAGTTCATCAAAGTCTTGTACCTGTGTGTAGTCCCAGTTGCTTAACATAGTTAAACTGGTTCCACGGCGTGCGCCATAGATGGCCCAGAAGCCATTAGGATCATCTGCGCCAACGCTTTGCCATATGGTCAAGTTATCTAGATTACGACTATGCACACGCTGTTTGAAATCACTTAGGCTAGGTCGTGCTCCGCGATCCAGACACATCTTTACACCTTCACGGAATCCTGCTCTCCATGCTTGAAAAGGAGTTTGATTGGGATATGTTGTTGAATAACAATCGTGCATGGCCCAGTAGCGTGGATCAAAGCAAAACTCTACCTGTGTTTCTGCACGACCATCTGTTGCTTCGTGTGTACGCATGGCGTTGACAAAGTCTTTGGTCCAACAACTTAATCCACCATTGCCATACATCAGTCCATTAACCACATTACGTGCTCGCCAGCGAAATACACAATCACGATTGCTGTCGTCCAATTCAAGTTGGAGATTAAAAAAGCCAACATCAGGAATGTTGTCACCGTCAATAAGAATAAATCTATCAGTGCTACTGGCAGACGCCGCGGCTTTGTGTGCCGCATCACTTCCTTTGATACCGTCAACTCGTTTTGCCCAAGGAACCATGTTTTTAATTTTGATCCAAAACTCATCTTTTTTAGGCTCGTCGTAGGTCAGGAACACGACATCTAAGTCAGCTATGTCTACTAGTTTTTGAGTACTGTTTGATTGTGTCATATTCTTCCCCTGCCTCTAATAGCAACGCCATATGGTTAGCGACAGCTTGATATTCACCTTCAGAGGTTTGATGTAATTTTACTATATGTGTCCGTGTTTTGTCAAGTTTTATTAACTTTCCACTGACTATTTTATACTGGGTGACATTACGGGCTTGGTCACTTGTTATGTCAATCCATGAGTATTCTAAATCAGGCCAGTCTGGGCCATTGGCCACAGTTACAAAACGGTCAGCATCGTGATACACTCGCCATTGGTCACGTGGGGGATGTTGTGCCAGCTGTTGCTCTATGACAGCATACTCAAGTATTGCTTGTTCAAATGGCGTTGGCATAGTCATCTATTATCTGGTCTGTTACCCATTCTTTGTTGTGATAATGAACTGGGTATAACTGTTCATGACCATTTATGCGTATGACAGGCGGAACTAGTTCTACATTTAGATCAGCAATACTGCGTGTCTGGATGGCCTGTTTCATATGTACAAAATTAAAAAAATCTGCAGCCGGTAGTGTTACTTTGTCTACTCCAACCAATACTGCTGCCAGTGCAAATACCATGTCATTGCTGCCAGGGTCGTCGCATCGCACAAGTTCTGTTTGCACTGTTGACCATTGTTGATACAGTTGTTTACACTTGCCAAAGAAATGTGCGGCCAGTTGACTTTTTCGCCAGTACATGAGACCAGAGTATGTGTCTGGTAAATCGTTGGCATCAAATGTTTTTCTGTATGCACGACTAGTTGCACAGCGGCCCCGATAGTCTCTACATCCCAGGCTAAGAACAACATCACGATGTTCTAACATTCGCCACCAGTGCGAGATACTGCAAGTAAACAGCAGGTCTGATTCAACTTTGATTGTTTGTGTAAACGGACTTAGTGCAAACAACTGCCAGTCGTTGCGCTGTTTCCACTCTTGATCTTTTGCCCAATCAATTGGCAGTACTATAATATAGTCAAACACCACACGTTGTTTGTCTGTTAGTTTATCTGCGCTTGATTGGTCTGTTACCAGCGCATAAGGTAAATCAGGATTGGTCAGTTTCAAGCTCAACCTTTGCAAATATGCAAGACGTATATAGTCAGTGGACTCATTGTTTTGCGCCATGCAAATCACGCCTCGCATATAAACTTCTCCAGCTTAGTGCTTTGTAACCATTCCTTGCTCATCACATGCAGATCTGTACGTGGCAATACCAGTGCATTGTCTTGTGTTCGTACTGTGATCCAATCCTTGTTGATTTGAACATCTGTCAGTGCTTGATCTGCTGTGACAATTCCAAACGGCATGTTTGTTGCGCTACTACGATTGTATCCACCAATGATAATTTCTGCCATGGCAAAAGCATAGTCGTTACGAAAACGCAATTCAACAATGCCAAACAACACACGATAGTATTCCCAGTTGCGCTGTATGCGCCCTACCAGTTCAAAGAACAATCTTGTGCGTTCAGTTTTGCGAAAATAAAAAACTGTGGCCCACACAGGAGTAAGTGCAGTAACATCCAGTGTGGGACGGAATAACATTTCGTTTTTATGACAAAGTAGCAGGTCTTGTGTGCTGTCAAATAAATTTAGTAACCGTTGGGTGGTGATCAAATAGTCAACATCAATTACCAGCGTTTGTTCAAAAGGTGACAGTTCCCAGGCCTGGTAACGATTGAAGTTGTTCCATACCACTGTTTTTTGTTGATCAACGTCAAATCGTGTGTTACGCCAGTTGTCTTGTTTTTGCCCAATCACCAAATGCACAGGTAGTCCTAGAGACTTTGATGCCAATTGTAAAGTTTTGTTAGCTATACGTTCGTAGTCCACTGTGGGACTGTTATTGGCAAAGGCCAGTATGCCTTTAGATTTTTCTGACACGCTGAAGTTCTTCATGTAAGCCATGCCATCTATTTAGGACTCGTTGATATTGTTGTTTACATTTTTCGAGCAATGCTGTGCGGTTGCAGTGTATAGGATTACCGTATTGATCTTCTACAAACAGCTCATCGTCTGTCCATGCGTTTAGAAAACCAATCAGTTCAGGAGTTACAATAAACAAGCCATCATTATGATGTACCACAAGGTCAGCTTTTGTTTGCTCTCGTAACAGAGTACGATTGCGTTGAATGTCTGTGGCTTGTTTTATTTCAAGTGCAAGTGCAGTTAGGGTCATACTAGTACTTATTTTGCACTAGCACGAGTCCTAAAATTAAGGCGACTGAGCGATTAGTGCAATAGATCCAACTGTTGGATTAGACCATGTTTTAGTAACTGTTGCCCCTGCGCCTGACTGATCGATCAAGTCAATTGCTATCCCGGTTCGAACATCAAGATTATCTGTGTTCCAGGCAGGCAATGCACCGGTACTACCAAATCCTGATGATATTCTAAACACAATTACAATGCTTTTACCAACTGCTCCGTTATCAAGGCCGTTGCCTGTTACATCTGCGCGATAGGCATAAACCGTGATGAAACTGTCTGAATATGCGCCACTTCCAAGTGAGTTCGATCCCAGCTGTAGTGAACTGGTTCCCAAGGTCCAATATCCTTTACCTGCACCTGTATTACTGCCCGAATCATTGCCAGCAAAACCAGTGTTGTTGTATGCAGAGATATAACATTCGCCTATACCATTGATAGTACTCACAAGAGCCGCTGATCGATCATTTGCTGGGCTACCAATGGTAGATCCAGCAAAACTTATTCTTAGTTGGCCGCCGGCGTTAAAGAACCAGCGAGCGTGATCTCCAGTGGGCCAGGATATTTTGCAACTGTACTCTCTCATGACAGTACCAGCGTAAGTTGCAGTGTTCAAGTCCACAGTTCTGGTTGCGCTAACTGATGTAGTAGCTATTCCAAAAGTTGGAACTGGGCTGTCAAACCAAACATTGGCAGAAGTCATTTTGGCTGCAACAGAAGCAAATGTTGAGATAGTTCGTCCTTGAGCCGGAGTCGGACTCATTGAAAGATTGCCGGTTGCGCCTTCCTGGTAATATCTCATGCGATTCAATGCTGAAAAGAAGCCAATCCACGACTGTGCTTCAACAAGATCGCCTGTGTTGACTGGTTGTAGTTTGCCTTTTCGATCAGACAGCACAGCCGAAACTGGGTTCTGTGGCAGTCCTGGAATTTCTAAACTTTCCATGTCCTGATTCAGACCTCGATTGGCTTTTCCTGGTCCCCATATGTAGTTGATATTGTTACCTACAACAACTCCATTGTTGCCCGTTGGATCTCCCCAAACAAAGTTGTTGTAGTCTTCGTTGTCGATCAGTGAACCAGTTAGATACGTCATGTTAGATACCTGCCCTTACAGTAGCCTCAACCAGGCCTTCTTGTGTAGTTAATTTATCTGCTAGTGCGCGACCCAGAACATTCCACGGTGTTGCAACACCATCATGATCAGCTTTGGCACAACCATTGCCGGCACTGATCAAACGGTCGCCTTTGGCACATGGCCCGATCACGCGAACTGGTACTCGACCAACTTGAGCCACTGGTGGGTGAGTTATATCATTGCCAGCTTCGCTGTTCATTAAGTAAGCTGGATTTGTTGAAATAACCCCAAACACTTGTTCACTGGCTATTTCTGTTTCCATAGTGATTTCTTTGGTTCCGCCAATGCGTACCACTGTGCCGGGCACATACTCTGCATCTGTTTCAAAACGTTCTGCAACGTCGGCGTATTTTGCAGTTGATGATACACCATAGAAGTTAGTGGCATAGACCGCACGGAACACTGACCCAACAGCACCAATATCTAGTGTATTAGTACTTGCTCCAGCTGACAGAGCAATACCTGTTGAGCTTAATGTTACAGAATTAAGAATGTTTACGCCAGTTACATAAGCAACTTCAAAACGTTTGCTTGACGAACCAATTGGTTGTGGTGTACTAAACTGATTAGTAATACCACTGGCATTCAATGTAACATAGTTTGAACTTTCAAACGAAGAAGCATATACTGTGTTCCAACGTTTGAAAACACCACCACTGGCAAAACCAACATTGTAAGTTGCGTCAACACCTGGCATTATATCGCCACCAGATGTAATACTTCCGCCAAAGGTAGCTGCCGCACTGGTTGATACGCCACCTGTTAGATTCAATGAAGCCGCATTGACTGTTTTGACATAAAGATTATTAAACCTGCGAGTATTGCTTGTGCCGATATCAATTGCTTCGTTGTAATTCACACTGTCCGGCATGGTGATGCCACCGGTCACTTGTACAGTACCAGTGATACGCATGTCACCCTTCACACCCCATGGCGTGCCTTGTGCCAAGGTAGTGTCAAAATTTTCGTTGAAAATAATGTTACCTGTGATTTGCAAAGGGTTTGCCGCAATCATCATTGGGTATGCAGCCAATACCTTTGTTGCATTAGTAACTGAACGATCACCGTAGCGGTTGATCCAACGCACGTTATCTAGTCGTCCAGTTGGTAAAGAATCACCATCAACAGCCGCTGAGCCCAATGTAACTGTGTCTGTAAATGTTGTGGCAAAACGTGCATCTGATTTACCAAGATTACGCACGTGGTCTGAGTCAGGATATAACACACCAGTAATAGTCAAAGTACCGTCACGGCGTAGGTCATCGTTTTCTAAGTTACTAACTTTGCCTTGTAGCAGTTTAACGTTAGCGTACATGGATGAAGTGTTTGTACCACCTGCGCCGCCATCACCTGTGCGTGTCAGCACGTTAGAAACAATACTTGCTACGTTACTCCATAGCACGTACAAGTTACTAACCAGACTTTCATTACGTGTGACAAATATTTCTGTATACCTCAAATCGTCATCACTGCCCGGACCGCCCTTACGGAATCCCAGGTGTGACTGGATTGTACGAACGTTAGAGTAGTTGGATGCGGCGTTGGAATTTAATGTACTGACGTTGGAGTTGATGGCAACAACGTTGTTTTGCAACATGGTACGTGTTGTGTTGTCGCGTGTGTCAACATAGTTCTTGGTAGCAACGCCAGTTGGATCTGTTGGATCGTTCAGAACAGTGACTAGACCAGTAACTTTATCAATTTGTAAAACTGTTTGGAATGCACCACCAGCGTTATCTGGTTTTGTACGGATGATCAAACCGTTACCACGAATCAAACTTACCAATTGGATGTTGTTGTTACTGATGTTCAACTGGAAGTTGGTAATACCTGTACCTGCTTGGTCTTCTAGTTCTAAACCAGAATCATTACGAATAACCAACTTGGATGTTAGCAACGCATTGTTCTTGGTCAAGTATTGATCGGCTGATACTTGTCCCAAGTAAGAGGCATTGTTTGCGTTTTCATAAAACACCAGCTCAGGTGTCGTGTCACGTGCTAGGTTGAAACCTGGTTTGATTGTAGAAAAGCCAGGAATAGTAGTAGCAGGTTGGAATGAAGCGTCTTTAGAAAGCACAGCAACCAATTGGTTCTGTACAAAGAATTTGACCACGACGTGACTGAACTGACTAGAGTCAATGACTGTGTCAGCAACAGCACCAGATGTACCAGTAGTACTTGTGAAGCTTGGGCCAATAACAACCCAGCCTGCTCCAGACCAGACTTTTAGTTGTTGGTTAACTGAGTCAAACCACAGATCACCAGCCACACGATAGGTTGGTTCGTCTGCAACAGATTGTGCACCTGAAATTGATTTCCAAGCATTACCGTTGTAAACTTGCAGGACTTTGGTACTGGTTTGATACCAAACTTGACCAGATTTGGGATTAGAAGGTTGGTTTGCACTAGCAAAGTGCTCTAGCAACTTTACAAAGTTTTCATTTAAGAACGTTCCGTAACCGGCAAAGTTCTTACCAACTAGTGTAAGGCTAGTTGCTGTACTGTTGGTTTGACCATCGCTGATTGTTGCCAACGGTGTGCCATCTGATTTTACTATGTTATACGCCATTTACCTGGACTCCGATTTGTTGTATTTATACATGGTTATTTTCTGGGTGTTTATTATGGGGTATACTGGAACCAGATATCACCATTGTTGCCGTCACTAGAAATTGGTGCGGCAGCTGATATGAATTTACCACTTCCGTCCCAAGTCGGAACGTTGGCAACTGCAATACGACCTCTTACCCATGCAGTGGTTGCGGCAATGTTAGCATTGCTGTTATCCGATGGGTTGGGTATTGTTACTGTGCCGATGAATGTTGGTTCAGTTTTTGGCGCCAAATTAGCGGCAATGTTAGCCACCCAACGTGTTGTTGCAATCCAAAGACTTGATTGTCCAACAGGAGGATCAGCATACAACTGAGCTTGACCAGTGAAAGTTGGACTAGCAAGTGGTGCCGCGCCAGCAATGTCACCTACTGCCAGTACCACGTTACCAGTTTGTGTGTTGACACTCAGTACAGGGCTACGTTCAGCAACAAACTTAGTTGTTGCAATCTTTGTGCTGTTGTCTCCTACATTGGGTGTAGGAGCAGTAGGTACGCCTTCCAACGCAGGACTCACTTTTGTTGCATATGGTGTTAGGTTTGCACTTGGCATTGTTGCCACAATATTTGCAACAAAACCAACCGTGGCCAATTGTGTAGGATATGGATGACTTACAACAATGCCCAGTGGAGCACTGGTTGTAGATAATGTGCCATATGTTAAATTGGCCGCAGTAAATGCGCTAACTGGGTATCCAGTAAAGCTCGGATTGTTAATCGGTGCTTTAGAGCTTAGTCCGTTGTCGATACCATTTGTTGCGGTGGCAACCAAGTTACCAACAAATGATGTTGTGGCAATTCTACGTGAGCGATCTGTGTCCGAAACGTGTGTGGTTTGCGGTGTGCCAGAAAAATCTGGACTTGAAATATTGGCCCGGAGTGCAATCTCTGCAGATTGTGTCAGGGCATTTGCCTGCCATGCTGTAGTACTGGTGTTTATTGCGCCTGTAACAAATGCTGTAGTGGCAATTTGTGTGTTACTTGTACCCGCCGGAGCAGTGGCAGCTTTGGGAACACCGGTAAATGTTTGTCCATCAATATTTGCTTTTGTATCAAGCACATTGTTGACAGTTGTAAAATTGCCCGAGTATGTGTCAAGCACCGTTTCAATGTTACCAAAATCTCGACGACTAACACTTGCACCATTGATCAGTGCAGTGACATTTTGACTGATTTCGTTCAGTACCGTTGCTGTTGAATTATCAACATAGCCTTTGGTAGCAACACCGTTTGCAGAAATTGGGTTACCGCGTACTTCTGCAAGTCCGGTATTGCCTGTAATTTTTAGCACTTCAACTGGCGTGCCACTCACAAGGCTGACCACTGTACGCAGGCTAATGTTACCATTACCCTGTGTGTTGATTAAATTAAAGTCTCGACTGTTTTGCCACAGCACAGTACTGTCTGTGAATAACGTGCTTTGACCTACACCAAGATTGCCTGTCACACTTACATTGGCCAGGAACAATTGATCTGTATCTAGTGTTGCAAATCGGTCAGCAGTGATTCCATTCAACCGTTGTGCATTTGAAACTGTTCCGTGGAACATGTTGCTTTGGTCACTGCCACGTTGGAACACAATGACATCATTTGTCATTAGGCTAGTTGTGGCATTGATACGAATGCTACCGTTGGCATAGATTTCTTGGATTGTTTTTAACGAACTATAAGCAATGTCGTCGGTGATAACATAATCCCCAACTGCCAGTCCTTCGGTTTGTGTGACAGCAATAACTGTATTACCTGAGCTGCCTGTGGTATTTGATAACACACTGCGAACCAATTGCGGTGCGGCATCATCAACCAGCGTGATGCCAGGTTTGATAATTGGCAAACGCTCAATTGTGTCTGCGGCGCCCGGCGCATATTCGTTTTCACGACTGATGGACCCAATCACAGAACCCTTTTGATAAATCAGCCCAACCACACGAGTGATTGATTGTGAGTCTGTAATGGTGCGAGGAAAGATACCAGTCAGCTGTTGATCTTTTGTGTAGCTAGGCCCAATTAGGTTCCATCCGCTGCCACGAGTAAACGTGACTGTTTCACCTGGAAAAATTGATGCTGTTGTACCAACACGAACATTGCTGGTACTTAAAATTTGTGTGACTGTGACTGCGGCATTGCTCAGAATGTTTGCTGTTGTGAGTACATCGCCGACACGAACTGCTGTGGCACTGACCAGTGATACTTCATAACTGGTTGTACGATAAACTGATGGACTTGTTGTTGTAGTTTCGCCTGCCCATGTTTTCAACTGTTGATTGGTAGTATCCCACCACTGGTCGCCAACATTGCGTCCACTTGCTGTGGGTGCATTACCCGATGCAGTAACATGTCCAACTTTCTTCCAAACATCACCTGTCCAAATTTGTAAATCATTATCTGAATTGTTCCACCATAGCTGACCTTCCAATGGTGTTGCTGGTGCTGTGCTTTTGGAAAAGTTTTCCATTAGCGCAACAAAGTTGTCGTTTAGATAGATGCCGTAGCCAGAGTAATTACGCCCTACTAGGAATAAGCCATAGTCGGTATTAAGTTCTGTATCCGGAATGGTTACTAATGAATCACCGTTAGTTTTTGTTATTGTGTATGCCATTTACTTTATCCTATTGCGCTCAAGTTGGTCAGTGTTTGAATACGCACAGTATAGTCGATTTGGATCAAGCGATTCAGTGACTTTTGCACTGGATGGAAAATCACATGTGTAAGCAATTTGCCTGCGCCTGCTGTGCTATCAAGAGCACGAGCTTTGATACCTAGTTCATCAAATGTATAGGTATCGTTGAGTGTTGTACTATTATCAAATACTGATTGGGTGGCCGGTTCACCGTAGTCTAGCAAGCAAGTGATAATGATATCAGAGTATGGATTACCAGCAATATGGCGGACTTCCATTTTATTATGGGCGGTATCCGGGTTGTTGCTAGTATCAGTATCGTCTACAATTTTATAATATGTTGGGTTGTACAAATCAGCAGACTGACTTGTTGTGTTTGGAATCAAGTATGTGATAACACCTGTGCTGTCAACGGCTGTGCCGCCGTTGCCAAAGTGCATTTCGTACATGTATTGTTGATCACGGTGACTCAGTGCATACGCAATCGCTTCACTCATGTTTTCATAATGAATAGCGTTGGGTTTGTCTACAAACACTTCGCCAGTTTCAGGGTTGTGAATCTTGATGTGACCACGCACATAAATGCCCGCTACAACGTCTGGCTGTTTGGTGTCTTTTTCCATTGGTTTTTCCGCCTGATTCTTCATCTGTGTCTGTTCTTTTTCTGTGTCCATATCCTTATTTAGCATGATATATTACCTGGTGCCAAGTATGCTGACCACTGTGCCCACAGGGTAACTTAAATTAGCCACAGTAACATTTGCTAGTCCATAAACACCGTTTGCATTAGACGCTGTATAAGTCCAAACATGTGCACCGATACGGAGATATCCCAACTTACCAGTAGATGGACTAGACACCAAGGTGACGTTGGATACAGAAATCCAACTGTTGGCTGAGTTATTTGCAGTCAATGTTACTAATTTGGGCAGTCTGGGATCTGCGCTGGGAACATAAGATTTAGATGCTCGCAAAAAGTCAGCTTGGAAAGTACTACTTCCAAAAATTCCAACTCCTGCCGTAACTACGTTTGATACAATATTCATTATAAGTCTACCCAAATAGAGCCCTGATAAATCGATGTTGTCGTAGATGACAAGTATGTTGCTGAATTTGATCCACCAACAATACCGTTTTCCACGGTTACATCTTCTGTGATAGCAGTAGTGATGTCACTGACAATCAGCTGTGATACCGTTGCATCGCTTACCAAACTACCAACAACGTGTACTGATGCTACGCTGGTACGCAATGTGCCACGGCGCAGATCTTGCAGTTTGTTATTGGCACGATCAATTGCCAAATAAACAATCTTTTCTGCATTGACCCAAACACTACCAGAATCCGGTAAAACGTTAGCATTTGTTATTGAAATTTCTGTAGCATCATAACTCAGGTTAGACGATAACACAGTTGTATTTGCAGAGGCCAAACGATAGTAAGTGCTTGGTAACTTGTAATCAGTGAAGATTTTATACCCAATTACATCAGTATAGTCTGGAACTCCATTCACAGCATTGGCAGTGAACACGTTCATTTGCAAGCTATCAATCACTTGTCCTGGCACCAGCTCTTCAGGAGCATGACTAGAATATGTATCAATGAACTTACCGCCGTCAATGACAATGTCTTCTGGACGTTGTCCTAGTACACTATCTGTAAAGTCACTGCTGATATCTGTGTCAAGTCCAAGTGCATCCTCTGTAGTATCAGTAAATGATTTACCAAGTACCTTGCTACCAGTGTATCCTGTGCCTGGAATCAGATCCGGGATGTCTTTTTCTAATCCACTCAACACTCCGCCAATGTTATAGTTGACAAGTCTGGTGATCACTGTGCCATCCTGGATGCCTAGTGTGGCATTGCCTTGTATTGTGAATCCAACCTGCACTTGACTAATATTGGCAAAAGTCAATACTGACACATTGCCGGGCAGGTCTTGTGTTGCAGTCAATTGGCTAATAGTTCCAGTTGGGTCACTGAATGTGATTACATTGCCTGAGAACACACCGCTTACGTTACCGGTAATTGGCAACAATGGCTTGCTAATTTCAGCCACTGTTGTGTTGACACTGACTGCACGATAGTCTAAGTTAACATTGTCAACTGTGCCTGGAGCATACTGCCAGCTATAGTTTGCAAACTTACCAACATAACGAACACGAGCATTTGCAGGAATACCAGCACCAGCAATGATCCAATTACTTTGTACACGGTCGTCATAATCAGTTACGTAGATACGTGTGTCACCAATTGCTACATTGTCACGAACAGTCAGGGTGAGAGTATCTGTACCGTTGCTCGCAGTAATAGTATCCCCTGCAGAAATAGTATCTGTCAGTACATATGCAAACGATATAAACTTTGCGGTGCCAGTGGCAACGTTTGTCTCGCCGAATGTTACTGTGATTTCATGTGTGGTTGTACCAACTACCACGCCAGATACCACTGCATCGCTAGGCAACCCACTGGCATAACAAGTCATACCTATAACAATGCCAGAAGCGTCTAGGTCAGCTGCCGGAATACTAATTACTCTAGAAGTAATCCCAGTACCAACTGCCCAGCTTGCACTTTCGCGGCGACTAGCAACACTCATACTTGGATCAATTGATCCAATTTCAATATAGGCTTCTGCTTCTACGCCCGGGTATCCCCACAGCACAATACTACGAGTACCAACCACAACAAACTTATCTCCGTCCCAGGTGATGTCCGTAAAGTTAATGTCTGAAATCCTATCGCGTGTTAGTGGTGCAATAAAATTGCTATCGTTAAACTTACGGAAGTTGTTGAACATGTACAGGCCGTGGTCAATAACTGTTTTACCAATTGTGTCTGGCGCAATTTCCGCACGTCCGTCTTGTATCTGTATTGGTAAGTTGAATTGGTTCCAGATCAATGTTCCTTGTGATCCAACTGCTACCACCCAATTGGTACGTTCATCGGTTACTGCAATACTGTTCAATTGCTGTCCGCTTAGATCGTCTTGCAGGCCTTTGACGTCAACTGGAACATCTAACGATCTCCATGGATAACTTAAATTATCATTTTTACCAGCATTATAATTATATCCGCTGACAAACCCTTGTAGGTAATCTTCCAGTGCGTTAAATGTAATAGCATTGATAGCACCGTTGACACCACAGGTAAAGACCACGCCGGCCTTCATGCGTTTCTTTGTCGTGCCATCTGATTCTATATAGTATCCAGAAGTAGCTTGGATTTCAACATCATATGTTGTGCCATCAATGTCAGTTAGGTAACCTCGATCAACTGCAATAACTTTCAAATAATTTTGTGCAATCAATTGTGATTGTACTTTAATGTTGAACCAACCTTCGAATGTTTTAGTAGTTAGATCGCTGTTGCCACGTGGGTTAGCTAGAATTGATCCGTTATTGCCAACAACAAGAATATAATTGCTATAAGAAGTTGCAACACCAGTACCACTTGTCAAGTCAAGAGTTTGTGCGGTGTTTTCTTGTATTTTACCCAATGGGTTATCAATACTTGCATCGTAGTAATATTGATCAATTGCTTCTTGTGTCCAATCAATGCCGTTATCAGTAGAATAAATTGCACCTTGATTGGCCACAACCACCCAGGTGTAATTGTTGTAGAAGAAAACATCGCGACCATTGATTGTGGTGTCTGTGATACGGTTTGTTATCCATGTAATGCCGTCAGCACTTACACCAATCAAACTGCTGTCGCCAACTGCGGCATATTGGTAGCCGTGTTGTACAGGATAGAATGCTGAGTGTCGTACTGCATTCCATTGTTTACCAACTGAAATAATCTGATTGTTAATTTCGCTTGGATCCAAACGAATTGTATTTGGAGTGCTGTAAATACGTGCGCTATCTGGACTACCTGGTTTTAGGTAGGCCGCCACACGATCAACTGCATTGTCAAGATCGCTTCCAAATAGTTTTTCAACAATCAATGGATTTTCAAATATATTCAAGTCAATGGTACTGCGACCTGTTAGAGTTTTTAACACCCGGTATACAAAACTAAAGCGTGGTAAAGAACGTTCAGTGTAATTTACAAAATTACTTGCACGAACATCATCAATCACAATCAAGTCACCAGGGTGGTAAATTTCGTATGGTTTCCATTCACGTAAAGAACTGTTATAACTCACCCGGTCAAATTTGATCTTGGTAAGAATGCCACGAATCTTTTTGTTTAGAGTGGCCGACGTGATTGCTGTTCCAAGTGTTTGTACCAGTTGCACTGCGGCAGTTGCGCCAGTACCGTTGCCTCCTGTAAATTCCACAATAGGTGTGCTGGTGTAGCCTGAGCCAGAGTTTGTTAGTATAATATCTGTGACTACTCCATTTATAATCACCGAGCGAGCAGTAGCACCTGTACCGCCACCACCAGTAATCTTAACGCGAGGAGCTTCGGTATATCCACTTCCGCCGTAATTCAGATTCAAAGTTTGAATTTGATATGTGTAATGATTCAACCAGTCTGCGCGACCAGTGTTTTGAATCAACTTCAAATCAGTTGAATTGTTTGGATCTAAAATACGATACGCACTAATAGTCTTGTCATACACACTCGAGAAGTCAAAGTCGCTCAGTCCTGTGCCTAGTATTTCAGTGCCTTCGTAGTCCAACAGATATTCTCGAATCTGTGTACGATATGGTTTTACTTCGTTAATATATTTTTCGTAGTAGTCTTGGTTATCTTTGATATAATTAGGAAATTGTTCCAGCTTACGAATCTTGTGTAACACACTGATCAAACTGGTCTTAACTGCCCAGTCAACACTTAACTGTTCACTTAAAATATAATTAAGCAACGTAAAGAACAGATTGTTAACTTCTACAGAATCTGTTTCTATAAAAATATCATATGCCAATGATTCAAAAATATTGCGTAACTCAAGAGCTTGTGTGGTTGAGAATCCAACCTGGTCAAACGCAGAGTTATCAAACCCTGACCGAGATTGGGTGCTGTCATATAATGCTGTACTTAACGCAATAGTACCTTTTTCTACAATAATTTCTTCAAGACTGCTGTCGCTAGCCACACGGTACACAGTGTATGCACCTTTTCCAGTGTCAGTAACTTTAACAGTATCGCCAACATCTAGTGTTAATCTCAACAAGTCAGTATAACGAGCCACAGTATAGTTAATGTCAGTATAAGCATCAACATCAGTTGCATACCAATTGGCATAATTCCACCAACGAGTAGTATCGTAACTTTGAATACGGATCATGCGGAATCCAACATATTGTTGGTATTCATATATTGTCCAGAATCCATAAAAGTCAGAGTCAGTATTTACTAAAACTTTGTATCCAACAAACAACTCACTGCTTGGAATATATTGTAATTGTTCGACTGTGTCAACTGAGGTGTTGTAATAACCTGTCCCAGCGACCGGAACAGGTTCTTGTTTTAATAAACGTGCAAAGTTTTTTGTGTATGTAATTTTCTTTGTTGCCAACACATTGTTCACAAATGTAACAAACACTTGAACAGCGCCTGTAGAGTTTTTAATCATGCTCTGGCGTGGTAAATTGTTAATGCCATATGCGTCAGCATCGCTTAATTTCAAGTCTGGAACAACACTACCTGTTGAATTTTCACCACTCAAACTGTCAATTAGTTTGCTAATCAACTTGCTAGGAATTTCGCTATTGTTGCTGCCTTGCTGGATTAACTCATACTCGTTGTGACTAATAATATCGCCAAGAACTCGACTGTATTCCACACGGAATATGGTACGATCTGAATTCAATGAGTTCTTGACATTGTACAAGTTGAAAGCATTGTTGGCAATGGCCGCAAAATAAGGAATGCCTTGTGCTTGAGGATTTGTTATCAAGCGCTCAAGCGTCACAACAGAATTGGTTCTGCGTGTTTTTGTTGTGTCAATACTTTGTTTGTTAATCACCCAATAGTAGTACTTGGTTTTGATAAGACCGGATTGTATGTCAAAATATGTGTTCTCAACGTATGCGCTGTTATCAGAATACTTGGCTTGGCCGTCACCCACTTCAGCCGCATAATCACTTGGCAGATAATTGGATCCGACCCATTCACAGACCTGGATCATACTGTCCGGGAATAACTGTCCCCAACGGTTGCTACGATAGTTGATAGGACCTTGCTCGTAGTTGATATAACGAGCCAGCGATAAATCCCACCATGTTTGTGTTTCTTGCATTTCGCCCCAGCTTGAATCCGTAGCAATAGTTACAGTTGCCAATGATCCGCGATTGTACTGTGCAGGGTCATAACTTGATTTGTAATCCAAGTCCTGATCAGCAATACCTAGAATCTTACCTTTGGCAGGATCAAAGTAATCTAGATCTTTCAAATTAACTTGTTTCTTTTTATCATAGATCAAGCCCTTGTTGATGTAGTCAATGTCAATTTCTTCGCCGCGTTCACGCAAGCGTCCCCAGCCCTTGACATTACCGTCATTGATAAACAAGTGGGTCGCACCTGCTAGTGTGCTGTGATAACTGCTGTTTTCTGCACCAACTAATGCCCAGCCATTGTTGATATCAACTGAGCTACCAAAGTTATCTCCAGTTAGCACATAAGCATTTTGTAACACTTGGTTATACAATAACTTACCAGGGTTTGCTAATGTTTCTCCCGGAGGATTCAAGTAATCGTACACATAAACAGCACCAGACGCATTCAAGCTGTCAATAAAGCGAGTGGTATCTTTATCAAATAATGTTGTTTCGTTATCAAACGTAGAAGTCTTAAGAGTGTTACCACCCTCGGATGCAATCAATACAGTCTTACCAGTATCATCAATTGCCACCTTGGTACCAAATCTTTCCGGAACACCATAACGTGGGTGTTGTAAAGTTTGGGTGAGTTCATAAATTTTTAGTCCTAGTCCGTCTAGTGCAGTACCTGTACCAGGCAAAATATCTAATCGAGTCAATGCGTATTGATCACCAATTGTAATTTTAAGTAGCCCATCGACCACAGCCGTATCAACAGCAACCAATCCACCTTGTTCAAAATTACGAGCGATCTTGCTAAGGTTATCACCAGCACGTACAAAAGATAGTGCATCGCCTGCTGTGATTGTAACAGGTGCGCTGACTATAACGTTTGCCACCAGCGGCAATGTAGTATCAGCCCATTCTACAAACTTAACTTGGAATGCTTCAGGAATGTCGGGTCCTACCAGCGTGTCTCCCACTACCAACCCAACGTTTGGTGTAAAACTAACTTTGGTTGATACGCTACCATATACCGCAGAGACGTTGTTTATCAAGCCAGGTACAATCTCATTGAATGTGACTGTCCTATCGTTGACTTTAATAGTGTCGCCTAATGTTAGTGCAACGTCTAGGAAAGTTTTTTCAGTTGTAGCTGTACCATAAAATAGCCCTTTGTTTACATAGCGATATACAGTACCATTGTAATAATCGTCATCGCGATAGCCTGGACTACCAATTGCAAAACTAGTGTTGTCTGGAGCAATATCTACACTATAACCAAATCGTCCTAGATTAACAATACTTGGACAAGGAATTACCTGTATGATATTAAAGAAGTTTGTGTCAATCTTGATTTTAGCACCGTTACGTGGTGCAACAGTAAACACTACCGAGCTTCCTTCGATAATGTAATCTACGTTCTCGGCCAATAAAATACTGTCCAAGCTCACACTTAGAACAGAACGTACTGCTTCTAGGGTGAACACGCTTAATGTGCCAATGGATAGAATAACTTCGTAACTGCGAGAGAACACATAAGCACGTCCAGCACTTGGTATGGTTTCTAAATCTGCATTCTCTTCATCCATGTCAGGCGCCCCTACTAACAATCGGTAGCCACCTTTATCAATTTTTACACTCCACCCAAAATTGGCATCTGCATTGATTGCATCAGTTGGAACTATTGTTTCAACCAACTGATAAAATACATCACGCTGATTGGCAACAATACTTGGCTCAGTTAAAAAGCTGTCATCCAAGAAAATTAAGTTACTACCAATAACAGTGTATTCCTTGTTGGGCACAAATACCCGGCCAGTGGCACCGTACACCAATAATTGATCTATTGTTTCAGGACGACTGGCCAATTGATATGTTCTCTGAGTTAAATTTCTAATAACAGTTGGTATGATATTTGTTTGCAAACGTTGACGTGTGATGTATATTTTGTCCTGGCTAGCAATACGTGCGTAGTCTGCCCAGTAGATACTACCAATGGAGTCAACTGTGTAGTCAAAATTTGGTTCGTAAATTTTACCACTGCTACCAAGAACTTTTAATTCTTGAGCACTACGTAACCCAGTTAAATTTGTACTGTATGTCAGCTGATTAAGTACTGGCGTCAACGTCACACGTTGATACGCTTGTGTACGTTTACCGTAAGCATAGACTTTGTTGGCACCAGGTGCGCCCACATAGATCCATTGCTGGTCGTCACTGATTGCTACAGAATGACCAAATCGATCGCCGGGCTCGAGAGTTGGTGGAAATAGCATTTGGTAGCTGATCCATTGAGAACCCAAGGTCTGCGAAACCAACACACCACCTTGTTCTGCATAAGTCCCAGGTGCACCAATTGCTGCAAGCGTGGTGCCTAGGTCAATACTATAGCCAAATTCTCGTGCATCGCTGTTGAATGGCTTGATTAACTGGGTTTCTTCAACACCAGTCAATGTCTGATTAGGACGTAGGAAAGTCTTGACTTGTCCGGTTGGCATAATCGCCTCAACAATGGCGCCGCTGCCTGACCCAGATAGGTCAACAACTTCGACTGTTGGCGGAACTAGATAACCTTGGCCGTAACTGAGGACCGTACCGGAAATAAAATCGCCAATACCATCAACAGTGTGTCCAATATTACCAGTTGCGCCCGATCCTCCACCATAATAGATATTGGCAGTGGCAGTGGCAGTGGCATATCCAGAACCAGTGGTGTACACTGATACGTTGCCAACAGCACCATTGGCATATACGTTTACGTTTCCAAGGAACCCGCTTCCACTGACGCTATTTTCAATAGTGATAATTGATGTGTTGCCATAACTCTTGCCACGGTTCGTAACAGTGACACTTGACACTCCACCGTTACCATAGAAATTCAATGTTGCGGCAGCATCTATTCCGCGATCGCGTGTGTCTGCTTGAATAACAAGAACTGGCTCGCGATAGTCCTGCCCTTTGTCTGAAATAATTAAATTTGCAACTGTGGTTGATTTTAATTTCACTCGCAAATCAACTGGTGTTGCGTTGTTGGTCAATAGTGTAATCTCAGGAGTTTCGTAATATCCGCTTCCAGCGTTTGTTACTGTGACTGATTGGATCACTCCGCCAGATATTGCGGCCACTGCTCGAGCTCCGGTGCCACCACCGCCCACAATGTCAATTTGCGGATTGATCGTGAATCCACTACCGCCATCCACAACTTGAATATAATCAATAGTTGTTGGAGTCAATCGAGCCCGTACTCCACCTGCAAGACCTCGAGAGAATGTGACTTGGGTGCCAGATCTAACACTGAGTGCTGTGGTTACCAACCAAGAAGTGGATGACCCGGACCCGAATAAAATTTCAACATTTACTACCAACGTTTGGTCTACAAAACTTACAACATAACCTTCCATGTATACAGTGTTGTCGTTTGTTTTATAAATTCTGATACCTTGGTCTGGCACAATGCTAGTGCTATTGGCTGTTACTGATGTGACAAATGTTTTCTCGCCAAGGCCAGCAGTCATGCTAGTGGCAGATGAAAAAGTTGGCACAGGTGGGCCATCAATTTTAATTTTGAATTGTGCCTCAGTGATATCAACCACTTGTGATTCATCAGGAATACCACGACCAGAGATATAATCGCCAAGATACACACGGCCCATGTCACCAGCTGACAAAAATAAGTATTCGTCAGTTAATGTTTCTGCGGTAGTAACTGTGGTGTATTGATCTACAACTGTCACATTCGGAGCAAAGGTATAACCATATCCGCTGGTAATCAAGTTGGCAAGCACAAGAGTTCCTGTGTCTTTTAGCGCAGTAAATTGTGCCAGTTGCCCAGTGGGGCCAGTGGGATATGAAATACGTACAGCCGGACTTTCGTAGTTTGCTCCAGGGTTGATAACACGTAACCCCAATAATGACCCAGTTGTAAATCGCGGTGTTCCGGCCAATATCAATTGGTTATCAACACTTAGTTTAACTTCAGCGCCGTATCCTTCTTGATAACGATCCTCGCCAAGACGCAGTGGTAGCACCTGATTAAATGCCCATCCGTCGGTTTTTTCAAACACACCCCAAACATCAGTTGCAGTATCGTTATCAATCCATACGCGGTCTTTATCTCTCCAGCCGTGTGGTGGAGTAAAATCAATGATGTTGCTCACGCTGGCAAAGCGCACACTCTTCATGCGTAAGTATACTCCGCTGCCTGTTGCTGTAGACACTTGCTGGAAGAAACTCAGGCCACGGTATCCAGTAACAGTAATACTCAAACCGTCTTCGACTGTTATCACGCGATAAAAACCATCGAATGAGTTATCGTTAAAGTTTTTAACCACAACAAATTCGCCCGGGCTGGTAACGTGCGGCTTATCAAACACAAACAATAATGTAGTTGGTGTTACTCTTGTGATTGATACCAACAGAATGTCTGTTTCTGTGGCACGATATATGTTCCACATTTTATCAGTATCAACTGCTACCCATAACTTGTACCCTGAGCCAAGGTTGGCAACTAATCCAAAATAATTTTGGTAATTGGCAATATCGTACATGGTGCCATCGATGTCATCAATGCGCGGATATCCAGCAGTGACATTGTCACTGATTCGAGGTCTGTAATCACTACGTGCCTTGACAATGTTTTTGCTGTAGATTTCTTCACTGGTACGATAGATTGTGCGTGGATTGAAATTGATGGCACCTGACACATCAGATTCGCCCAAGTTTGATAGAACAATAGTAGATGGGTCTTCTGTAAATTGTTGTTCGTCTAGGGTTACTTCAATAAATTGGTCACTGCCAGTTGCGCCATATTCGCCAACACGTAATGCCCATTCTTCGTAGTACGAAACTTCACTAGACACGCGATCAAACTGTCCAGCAGTTAAACTAGTGATAGCATTTTTTGTGCCTTTTTGCTTGATGTAGCCTTGGTAGAATTTAAGTTGGCTTGTGCGATCAATTCCAAGATCCTGCAAATAATCACGGTTACGGAAACCAATCAGGCCATTACTGTATTGGTCAAATATTTCATTACGATTCATTTGGTCTGGATCGTAAAACCCGCGGAAACTATTTGCGGCGTTGGAGAAATTGGTCAACAATCCGGTCTTGATCTGATCCTTGTCAATTGGGCGCCAATAGGTAAAATCAAACTGTGTGCTTTCTGGCACACGTTGCAGGGCCATGTAATATTTGTCTTTGTATGCTACCAAACTGCCCAGGTTGTAACTGGCATTTTGCACCCAGTCTGCAACTGTTTCGTCATTGTAGATATAACCTGGGGCATTCAATTGTCCGTTCCAGTTTCCGGACTTGTATCCAATCAAACGCAAACGATATTGTCTATTGCCTAGCTCTGGTTGATAGATAACATCATTGAAAACTGTGGTATTATCAAAGATCAGTACATGTTCGTAACTGACCAATGTTAAATCAGCCAGTGCAATCATTTTGTTATACAATGCCGTTGCAGTAAACACACCGTTGTCTCGAGTGACACTATACTCGCCGTGGCGTATCAATGAAAAGTTCTGATCTAATAATCGATTTCCATCAGACTTGTTAGAGATGTTATCAACCACGCCGTTTTCGGACACCACTGTAATTTTGCTACCAATCGGACTTAGAATGATTACACTGCCAGTTCTCCACCCCTGTTGCACCCATGTCAACAGTTCACGAATGCTTAGATCCCAGTCACGTGTGATGCCAAGGTCTGGATCAACATCAGAAAATACAAATCCAATTGAGCGCAGATATCTGCTGTAGCTAACGAAGAAGTCTGCGATTTGTTGTAGATTGGTAAACTCTGTGCCGTAAGGCACTGCTAGTTTTAATAATTTGTAATCTTTGTATACTGCGACACTTTGATTAACTTCTGTCAAGGTATAGGAATTGTTGTTTGGCTCACTTGGTACTACTGTAAAGTATGGACGAGACGCATCGTAGCCGCCAACCTTGTAGCCTCGATCAGTTTTCTCAACAATAACTGCACTGTAGGTCAAACGTTTAATCGGTGTGCTCTTGTTCAAGTACACACGATAGTTTTCGTCTGGAACTACGATATTGCGACCGCTACCGCCTGGTGAACTTTGTTCGGCAATAACTTCTAACATTTTTTTATCAGTGAACCCAGCAACTCTATAGTTTAATCGTACATCAAGTTTTGTTAAGGAATCACTCAGCTTAGATGCACTATCAATACCTTTGTATTTCAAATAATCGCGCACCCAGTTTGCATACCCAGCTGTTAACACAGGGGTGGCCGTCCCTAGTCCAATATTTGGTACCAACAATGAGTTTGGTGTTAGTCGTTGTCGGGTACCCGAGTAAACAATTTGTCCAATTTCTGTATCGTACTTGTAACGACTGTTATCAAACAACGTACCGATATAAAATGCCGGGCGAGCTAGCATCATTGCAATTTGCACAGCATAAGGATAGTTACTGCTACGTCTCCAGGCTGTTTCAACAGGGCCGTGGTCACCAATAGCAAAACTCAAACTAGTATCGTCAGCATTGAAATTTGCTACCAATAACTTTACAGGTTCAATTAGATTGCCGTTGTAGTCAACAGGAACAATCTTACTCAGTCCTGGACGTGCAAAACGTGTATCGATACCAGCGCGAGCTCCTTGTAAGATTCGTCCTGCTTCTAAGTCTTCCCACAAAACTTTGTTGCCGCTTGTGTATGGTGCTGGACCATAAGCGCCTTCCCACCAACTTGGTTGTTGACTAAATCCTAGCATCTCCCACGGAGCATAATGAGGACGATCGGTATCGTAGTATTGTTTATAGATACCTCTCCAGTACCCAGGCAGCTCGTTACCTTGTAAATCAGTAAATCCTTTATAGTTCCACGACCATGGATCGTTTGGATTGAACCACTTGTTTTCACTATAGTCTAACTTGTTAGTGCCGATCCAGCTCAAGAAACTACGTGTCAAAAGTTGATCAAATTCATTTCGTGTGTAGTCAGATGAACGATAATGCCCTGGTAGTGTATTAAAAATTTCCAACAAGGTATCGTCGTAATTTACTTTGATATTGTTATAGATGCGAAGCTCAAGTTCCATTAACAATTGGTCGCGGTAATCACCAAATGCCGGAGTCAAACTACCATCATGACCTTGTATTACCTGGGTTGGCACACGGTATGTGGTATCCAGTAACATTGTGGGAATAAACTTTGGATACAATCCAAGTTTGGTCGGAGTCTCAGGAACGTAACACTCAGTTGTGTTGGTACAATCCACAATGTCAAATTGTGTTGTGTATTTTAGCACCACGTGATCTGCAATTACAATGCTAGAAATATCTGTTGCAAATGTGTAGTCAATGCCAATTATCAGCTGACGGTATGTGCTATCTGTTGTGTCTTTCAAGTATACCAAGACACTGCGACGGCTGAGCACAGTGGGATCAAATGTATTTGGAATCAAATATGTGCGCTGACGTGTATTCAATACTGGCAATGTTGTTTTTGTCTTGAACTTAGAGCCCCACATCAACATGTCACTGTCATACCACGGAGCCATTGAGCTCTTGCCCAACATGATGCTAGACATAATGGTATCAACTGATCCAGGAATATCTTTTACGTTAACTTGAATCTTGCCGGCCTGGTCTAAGAAACGATTCTTAAACTTCACATATTCTCGCTGTGCATATTCTGTAGCCTGTACGATATCTAGATCTTTATCAATCATAAACAAACTAGGCATGCTCATCGAACTAGCATGTTGCAAGATGCTGCCTTGCCAGGATTTTGTATTCAGGTCGCGTAAATTATTACTACCCAATGCTTGCCCAACAACACCATAATTGTTGTCTGTTTGTGCAACCAAGTGATTACGGATTTGTCCTAGTGTTAAAAAATTAAAACTGCTGTTTAGAGGATTGTAATCCAGATTGATTGGAGTATCGTATCGACCCAATACGCTTTGTTGTTTACTATAAACTTTAACGACCACAAGATCACCGGTTGTTAAATAATTAGAGTTGATAACAACTGCGCGGCGGCCTCCATATTGATCAACAGTATATGCTGTTTCGGGCACACGTTTGCCTGCAACATAAACTTTTAGATACGGAATAGTCTTAGACTCAAGTGGCGTTACATCTATCTCGAAATAATTGGTAGTGCCATCAAATTCCGAAGTAATAGATTGATACTGTTTGCTGTCTTCGGTTATTTGAGTCCAAATATTTTTTAATTTGAATCCTGCATCAGTTTTTTGTTTTAGAACAAAGTTACTGATTGCGACAGTGTCTTCATTGAACCCATTCAAATAATTAAAGGATTCGTTTTGGAAATAGTTAGAAAACTCAATGTCGCCAACGTTGTTGAAATTCTTGTACACCAACGGGAACTTCAGCACAGGATCTTGTGTTCCAGTACCCACGCGGTAACCAAAGATTTTTGTGCCAAAGAACTTGCTGCCAGGATATGCTGTGGCGTCGGCTGCGCTGTACCCATCGGTATTGAATGCATCAAACAACGGCTCTTGATTGATATTAGATTTTTGTTGTGCAGGCAACCACTCGGTACCGTTAAAATAGTATTGGTTGTATGCAACAATATTTGTTGCTGTTTGTGTTTTGTTAGCCGGGGTGTTTACTAGTACAGTATCCCCTGCTTCGTACGTTTCCGGGGTTGTGTCGTTTACATCAATTGCAGAATTCTCAAGATTGATCAACGATAATGCCTCTGCGGCCAATGTAAATATTACTTCAACATCAACAAATGCAGATTGATCAATGTCTACAATAACTCGAGCTTCAAATGTATTTGACGCTGTTTGTTCGTATACAAATCCTACTACCACAGGAATGTCTGCACCAGTTGTGATACCAATACCGTTTGAATCAAACGAACTTGTAATCTTGGATCCAACTACGATATCAGTGAAACTAGAAACAGCCAGTACACGATTACCTGGATAAAATACATCTAATGTTCTATCATTGATATCTTTATAATTTACAAGGCCAGGTGTGCCAAGGCAAGTTGCTAACAAAGTAACAGATGGATACCGTGGCTGTATGGTAGCTACAGGTGCGCTTGCATAACCTGCACCTTCATCGCTGATGGCAATATAGTCAATTTCTGCTTGCTCTAACTCAACACTCATTACTGCATTATTAGACAGTTTAACTGGTGTTGCCGACGGCAAAGTAACAGCACGGCTCAATGTAATTCTGTTGATATAAGAATCAACCGCAGTGACTCTAATGTCAGCCAATAGGGTATCGGCTAAAGTTTGAAACACCATGCCAGGTTGTATACCCAGCACAGAATTTAATGTTACCACAGTTCCTTCGAGAACTTCATTCACAAGAAGGAATCCAGTTTTTGTATTTCCAGCAACCCGTGCACCACTACCACGGCCGTCGGTGGTAAAGAATCTGTTTTGTGCAGTTACAAATATGCGAGAACCAGCTGGCAAATCAATCTGCTCGCCGTCACTATCCAAGCTGTCAATGACATTGCTTAGGATCAATCGGTCGCTGTCAATACTATCTACTGTTAAAATTTGAGCATTGGTTTTGGACACGTCCATGAAAAAACGATAGTCTGCATCATACGGACCTGTTGTGTCTGTTGTGGCGTACGGAGTTTGTCCAAAATCTGTGTAGATTTCGTCTCCGTTTACTGCGGTAATCAAAAATACCAACCAACCGGGTTGTACCGGAATTAGATCATCGCTGTTGGCAAAATACAATATATCAGTACCATGTGTTACTGTTTGTGATGTTGTTAATTCTAATCCACTCACAACATCAACTGTGATGCCCGAACTAATAGCGTAGCCATTGCCGTTTGTGGTTACGTTGATGTAGCTAATAATGTCATCGTTGGTAATTGCCGTTGCAGTAGCAGGATTACCAGATCCGTTGTACCAAACAGCCACGTTTGGTGCAGTGGTGTATCCAGATCCTGGGTTAGTAACAGTAATGTTGTAAATGCTGTTGTTATCGCTACGTGCAAATGCTTGTGCTGTTACGCCGCCAAACACTAACTTAGTACCAGGTTTGACTCGAACTGTGCGGGTAGTTTCAAATTGGGTAGAACTGATAACTCGATTAACTGTGGTCAGTCCATAGTCTATCGTATAGGCTGTGAGCGTTCCGCCGGAAATGTAATCACCGTAATTACGAGAGTCTTGTTCGTTGCCTGTTGTCAGACCTGCATCGGAATACAACTCAATGGCTGTTTCGCTGACTCGATAAACATAGAAACGTGCATAGTTTAGATCAGTTGTACCTAACACATCGCGAACATATACCAAGTCACCGTTTTGTAAATTATGTTCGGTGGCAGTAATAATACGTGTTGGCACCGCGGTAATAACAATATTGCTAATTTCAATTGGTTGTAAACCACCACACACTGCCATGCCAACGTCCAGCATACCAGTATCATCAACGGTGATCACTGTGTGATCAATCACTGTTGTCTGTACAGTGGCGTAGGTGCCGGCATCAACGTTGGACTTAAATGTCCATATGTCCCCGGCTTCGACTGCAGAAATACCAAAAACTGGTGTCTCCAAGCTTCTGTTGGCAATAACTGCTGGAGCATTGATGGTAACCAAGTTTGCACCGTTGTCAACTGCTGTGATAATAGAGCCGCCAATGATACCATTGGCAATAATTTGCATGCCTGGTACCAAGTAATCCCACAATGTGGTAGAAGTGCTTGCAACTGTTCCGATGTTTCCAGTACTGGCAGCATAGGTATTGCCGGTGGTAGAAATTGTAAGAGTTGGGTTGGTCAGGTAACCTGACCCAGGATTCAACAAACTAATTGATTTGATTGCTCCATTGGCATGCAAGTAAACATAGTTCACTGTTGCTGTTACACCAGCTGGGGTAGTAGGAGCAGAGATTGTAGCTGTTACGTTTGACTGGAAATATCCCAGGCCAACGTTACTAAATGTAATGTTCAAGTTACCGCTGGTGGTAGCCAACGCTTTTGTTACCACAGGGTTAGGAATATTGCCGGCTGCAATTTCAAATGTTAATCCGGTGGTACTTATTTGGGCATTGGTAACTGTTGCCCAATATTCGTTAGGATTAGAAAGCACCACGTTTGCGGCGTATGAATAACTGGTTCCTCGAGAGTCGATTCGTATGTAGTCAACTTGCTTGAATGGACGATATACAATATCAAGCCCAGCAGGAGTAACGTAATCCGTATTGATTTTGATATATGGATCAGCAACATAATTCACGCCAGAGTAACTAACAACAACGTTGGATACACCGGTTGATTTCAATACAACGTTACCTGTAGCAGTCATAGTACCAATGCCAGGCAGTGGTGCTGTGAATGTCACACTAGGTACAAAATTGTACGCTAGATTTGAAGTGATACGAGCGCCACTGACTGTGTAAATTGGCAAGTCTTGGGTGCTGGTACTGACCAAGTGCAACACTGTGCCAACATCAGTTGTGATTTCTTCCACTCGATAGATTCTTCTGCGAACTTCCGGATCAGCATCATTTGCAAAAATAATACGTGTGCCTGGAGTAAGTTCTCGGGTGATACCATTGGGCATTTGAACAATGTATTTGTTCTTGCCTTCTACTTCTTGGAATGCATCAGTCACAACAAAATCAAGAATATCAATTGGACTCTTGGCCTGGCGACCATAATCAAACAAATAAATGTCTGGGTCAAATTCAATGATCGGACGTTTTCCACGCTGAACGCCAGTTAAATCAAGCAGTAACGGATCTTCACGGTACTGTGCGGCTAGTTCAACGGTTTGAATATGGAACCAACGATTACTACGGCTCCAGCCGTTTAGGTCACGACTGGCACGATTGATCGTGATGTAGTCAGGCTCTGTCAGGCGTGATGTATTTGCATACTGCTCAGGTACACTGAAATTACCGATGTTAATCAGTTTGATTGCAGTACCAACGCCTTCAACAATATATGCATTGCCTGCATAACGAGCAGGAACGATTGTGTTATCGAATCGTACATGTAGTCCGTTGGTGAATTTAACTTTGTTCGGACTTGTGTAGTTGATCTTATTCAGGATGTCGGCGACAACATCAATTGATGCTGTGCCAGGCTCTACCAAACGAATAATACCAAAGAAATCTGGATTGCTATCGTCTTGATAATATAACTCTGTCAACGGTGCAGTAACTGGCTCAAGTTCTTGAAAGTATCCATTTGGTGCTTTGATAAACTCTACGTTTGCGTATTGTGTGCCAGCACGTACATATACTTTTTCACCAATGGCAATTTCTGTTGTGGGAACTAGTTTAATCAGTTGACGGCCATTGCCAGCATCAACGGTGTCGATACGGAACACACCAAAACGACTCTGCGATGGTACAGTAGTGCCATATTCAAAACCTTCGCCGGTGTAATCAAAACTGCCAGTTGCACCAGTAGTACTGCCTGTGTCAAAGTTGCCAGGGTCTGTCCACTGGTCTGCAACAGAGTCTTGATTCAAGAAGATAATTGTTTTGCCATTGAGGCCTTCGCTGACACCATCAAAGCCGCCAATGTTTTTAATAACATTGTTCAAATGACTCTGCACTTGGTTGTAGCTGAGTGTGGTTGCAAAATCCACTGTGGCGGCCAATTGAGCACGAGTTGCACTACCTTGAGCATCTGTCGTGGGCACTGTAAATTCAATCGTACCATTGTCAATGCCGTTGTTTCGCAAACCATAAATTTGTCGATTTAATATTTCTGATGCCACGCTGGATGTACCAGTTACCCCTGGGCGAATCTGAATCCAGAATGGATTGTTGGCTTGGTTAACACGGAACTTGTATGTTGTTCCTTTGACCAATGTAATGATAGGATTACGGTCAGTTCCAAATTCTGTAAACTGGTAACTTTGACTTGCACTAGAACGAGTAACATTATATTCTAACGCAATATCAACAGTTGATGCTGTTACTGTGACTTCAGGTGGACCGTCGGGCAACCATAGGTATTGTGTGAAGTTAACAAATTTATCAAAATCAAACACCCCATCAAAACTGTAACTTTGATTTGTAAACAAACGACTATGGTCATTTGTGAAACCACCGTAGTATGCAATCTGTTGCAACAGGTCTTGATAGTTTGCATAAAAGCTAGTCTTGCCTTGCCCTGCATCAACAATGGTGCCTGCCTCAACTTGATAGTTCTGACGTTCAGTGCTGATCTCTGTTACGTATGTGTCTCCAGTTTTCCATGTGGGAGTGTCTTGTCGACCAACATACGAATCAAGGCGCACTGAAGAATCTGCTTCACTGACCAATTGGTCAATAGTTGCCGCCAAGAACTTACGGTTAGAATCGCTTCTAAATATCTCGGGTAAGTAGTTAATGCTTTTGGTTACCATGCTCTAATCTTTATAGTTGTACTGCGGTAATAGCTGTGATGATTTCAACGTCGTCTACGGTTGCACAGCTGATTGTAATTTCGTCAGGCTCTGCGTTAATTTGATATAAGCTACCAAAAATTAGTTGTGTGCTTTTTGGAACAATAACAATACTACTAATCTTGGTTGTTAATTCTGCATGTAAGTATGCGCTCAATTCACTGAAGTAAAATGTTTCACCAAAGTCCCAGTTGTTGATGTCAAAATATGCATTCACTGCGGTAATGACAGCTACTTTGACGTCGTTGTCACTGATGACAACTTCAGCGTTTTTAACAACTTTGAATGTGGCACGAAGTGCTTCGTCGGCTTTGCTACCAAACACCAGTTTGAAACGACCAGTGTTGTAAATGATAGTATCGCTTATGGTTTTGTAATTTTCTAGCTCGCCGTATGCCAAACGCAACTGTTCGACATCAGTTTCAACCGGTTGAGAAATTTTACCGCTGTTGTCTCTGATCCAGGCCTGGTAATCTGTAGCATAGGCTTTTGTAAGGATATACAAGTCAACAATGTTGTTTGGACTTGGATCAATACGTCGGTTGGCTGGACTTGTGTGTCGGTATTGGAAATACAAGCCTCGACGACCATACAACCACAAATACTTTTCACTGTTGGCGCTACCAGTCAATGTGCGTGTTTCAACACCACGTGTGGCAACCACAGACAAGTCATAAAATGTATTTTCATCTGTTGCATAAAAAATTTGTCCGTCTTCGTACAAGTTATATGCCTGAACAATATCACCCTGTGAAGCATACGCTACACTGACCAATACGCTGTCCAATGGCACATATTGCACAAAGTTATTGCTATTGTATGTTTTCTGAAAGTAAACGTACTTGTTGTAGTTGGTATTAACCGCAGGATTAACCAGTTCTTCAAATACGTCAGGGTTATCTGGCACACCGTCGCGGTTGCTGTCGGCAAATTTGACAAGTATCTTGTTTGTGTTTTCGCGACCGTCTGGATCCACAATCATCTTGTGTATAAACCAAGGCTTGTCTTCATACAATGCAGTATTACCGTCCGGTACACTATTGGAACGCAATATTTTAATTTGATCGCTTAGTGTGGTTGCGCTCTTGCTGTCGTACACTCGTACCTTAGGATCAAAATAAAATTTAGTTTCTTGTTCGCTCTGGAACACGTAGTCAATTTGTCTATAATAAATGGTGTAACCGAATGTTCCCGACACAAATGCCATTAGCCAAGAGCTATCCAACGAGCTTGAAGTTGTATCTCCTGTGTAGGTTTCACTGTATTCGGCATTGTAACCATCTGTGTTAATCAACACTGAGTTAGTTTGTTTTAATTTCAAATCTTGTGGTTGGATCAATGCCCATTCTTGATTGACTTGGTCAAAACGTATGCCAAAGTTTTTCTTACTGTTAATCAATGTAACCGCACTACGCAAAACAGTTTGTGGAATTACATTGTAAATTTTAGGAATGATTTCTTCAATGTACGACCCGGTCGGCACAAAGGTGCTCAGTGTGATAGGTCCGGAGTCTACAATAGTTAAAACGCCAGCACCAGTGCCATCGCCACTTACGTTGACAACTGTTGCGTAAATGTAAGAGCGGTCGCCTGTGTTAGTTGGTGTACCGAGTGTGATTTCGCCAGCGGCATTGAAATAACTAACACCTGCCGCCTCAGACGCACGGAATTTAATAATACTCCCTACCTTTATGAAACGCAAAGCATTCGAACTGGCATCACCAACTTTGAGTGCTGGCAGTGCCAAGGTATTTGCCAGTTGAACACCAGTGGCTGTGTTGATGGTATCTATATAATTTGATTTTAGTGTGACAAAGCCAGTACACTGGCCAGTACTGATAGTCATTTGCTGCCAGACACCATCAAAGTTTGAACCATTGATAGCAATATTTTGGGTGTCGAAGCGTGGTAACTTGGCGTAAACAAATTGTGTAAATGGAATATATCCATCTGTCAACAAGGTGTTGTTTACTGTTTCGTTCAGTTGGCCAACGATGTCGCCGCTCACTCCCGGAACAAAGTCGATACTATTGATTACTTCATTGCGATACAAAATACCATCTTGTGCAAAGATGTTTGTGCTTGAATACTTGCCTGTGATGTCAATGGTGTCTAGGTATCGACTGATACCAGAGCTGGAACGGTTGGTACTCTTTATTTTAAGAATACTATTAAATTTAGTGAATGGCAGGATGTTGTAGTCCTCGCCAGTGATCATACGATTCTGTGTATAGTACTGTTGCGGTGCCTTGGTTTTGATCTCAGTAAGGGTTTCACGTGCTGACGCATTGTTCACTGTGTAGTACAAGCTGCCGCGAATGTTCAGTGTTTCTGTACGACCATTACGGCTTACATAGTTGATGGGAATTAAAATGTTTTGCATTTCCACTGGGGAAATTTTGTAGTTTAATCCGTTGCTCACACGATAGAAGAAACGAAAGTTACCGCTTGGTATGTTTGCAAATGCACCGTCACCAAATACCAGATCAATTTGATCGCCTGCACGAGTATTAACTTGATATAGATTACGTTCGGTGCCGGTGTTGTACACAACGTTCACCCCAACAACGTTATCAACCTTGCTCCATAATTGTATATAGTTGCCTGCGTCGTCAACTTGATATAACCAGCAGTCTTCATTGTTGATATTATCAATCTGGATGCTGACCACGCGGTTAGGAAGTTTCTGGTCCAGTGAAAAGTCTAGGTTACGCAACTCGCCTTGCTTGAAATAAACAAACCAACCAGTGTTGGTTGAATCGTTGCCAAGGTTATCATTACGATATAAAATGTTAAAAATGCTTTGCGGACGTGGTTCACGTTCGTAAATATATTCTTGATTTACTGCGGTTGGGCTGACTGCTTCAAAACGCATGACTGTGTTTTCAACAGAAGTGCTGTAGCTGAATGTGGGCAACACACTATTTAGAATGTTGATGCTGTACTCATCTGTTGTGATGCCGCTGATACTTGATGAGTTGCCCGGTTTACCAACCACCTGACTGTCGATCAATGCTGAGTTAAAAATCAAACTCATTTGTTCAAGCCAGTTGTCATTTCCTGGATCGTTCCAGGTTACCGGAATGTTACCCAAACTGATACCGTTGCTATCAGTCAGGCTTTCTGTTGTGGTCACTGCTTCTACCCGTAAAAAACCACTGGAGCTTACATTTCTTTTTGGAACATAGCTGACTAGTCTTGCTAGGCGTAGTACACTGTCGCGGCGTTCTGCGGTGTCAATAAAATTCTCACGTGCATTCAAATCAGCACGGAAAGCTAGTGATTGCCCTAAAAATGCAATCAAGTCAATCAGGGCCACATATTCGCTAGACTCAATAAAGTCATTGAAATCTTCAGGATAGTAGGTCCTTAGATAATCAATCATGCTCTTACGCAGGGTTTCAAAGTCGTAGCTTTGGAAATCAGCGTTCTGGAAGCTTTGATATACTTTCTTCCAATCCTGTTGGACCAGCAAGTTTGTTTGTCTAGTAGTAGCGGCCATCTGTTATTTTTCCCAGTTTGTGTATTTACCAGATTGTAAAACTGGTATTATTATCACACTTTAGTAAGAGTCTGACTGTCTCGATTAAATTGCAAGGTCATTTTGTCAATTTCGTTTGTGGCTAAAAAACGCACAGCAATACTCAAATTGATGCCATGTTCGTACTCGTCCACCACAACTTGTTCTAGCACAAGTCTAGGGTCGTAGGAGCAAATCAAGCGCACTTCTTCCGTTAATGCTTCTTTGATCTCACTGTTAAACGGCTCAAAGATTATATCCCAAATGCTTGTGCCAAAATTTGGATTCATTAGTTTTTCGCCTTTGCGAATATTGAAATGATTAAACAAGTCTTGTTTGACTATTTCGTAGTCGCCGACTGCAAAACGCTTGGTTCGATTGTACGTACTAAAGCCTTTGTATAACATGATTTTTCCTTATCTATAATAGGTCGAATACTGGCTGGATACCGCGGTCGATCCTGCGGCATACAACTGATTGGGCGGAAGTTTATTTGTTGTTGTTTGCCCGGACATGGTGCCTGTCCTGGCCCAGTTGGCGGCAGCATCTGCACCATACTCATGTGCCACAGCCAGCATGCCTGCTGTGTGTGCAGATGGTCCATCCGCCGGAACAACACCAGACTGTACTAGTGTTTGATAATTTCTTACAGCGTATTCCTTGGCCGCATCTTCTTGTGCAGAAGGATTTTGCAAGAATCCAGCCATTCCTCCACGGTCTTTCCAGGTATCCGTTCTATCCAATGCACCTCCGTTTGGATATTTTGCACTTGACCCAGGTTTTAATAGTCCTGTACTTTCTAATGCTTCTTGATTCATACCGTAGCGTCCTGCACCTTCACCTTGACGCATGCCATAGTCCAGGCCAGCTGGTTGTCCGCTGCCATAAGATTTAGCAAATCCCAATCCTGTCAAGTAAGAACTGACATCTCCTTGTGTCATGTTGCCAACTGGCGTGGATGCGTTTGGCGCAGTGGACGAGTCGTAACTGCTGACCTTGGGAATCATTTTGCTAGGCAATGTGTTATTTTGCAATGCGCTGGCCACACCAGGATGACGTTGCAAAAAGTCGCCTTTCAGTAACCCACTTATGTCACCAGCGCCAATTACTGAAATCTGTCCATTATCGTCCACTGTGAGATTACTTGAGCTTTGACCAGCAGGAGAACTAAAGCTGGGTGCCGGGCCTGTGGCTTGATTCACTGCTTGTCTTGTTATAACATCAAACCCCATGCGATCCCAAGGTTCGTGTGTGGGAAATATAGGACAGATAGTTGGGCTGGCTGACTTGGTAGTATCAACTTTCCAAAGCCCAGTTGCGTTGTCTTGCACAGTGTCTTTGTTTTTGTCATACAATGCCAAGCCTCTGGGTGCTTTGGGTGTGGTTGCGGCTTTGTTGTCAGCAAGCGAAACAGTCTTTTGAGCATCAATTGATATAGATCCTCCTGAATTGACACTGATATCGCCCTTGCCGTCTAACACAATTTTTCCTTTTTGACTTATAAGGTTTAGTACACTATCACCAAATAATTCAAGTTCCTTACCGCCAGTGATTCCAATTTTGTTTTTGCCCTCAATGGTCATATCACCATCGGTACGCATTTGAATTCCTTTGATTGCCATTACACGGAATGTTTCATCAGTGTGGATGTTGAAATCTCCACGGGTACGCATTGTTATTCCTCCGCTGGAAAAAGCAAACACCTGCCCGCTTTGTGTCATTTCAAACCAACTGCTACCACTTGCATTGATTACATAGATACTGCCTGCATCGTCATCCATTAGGATCTGATGCCCACTGGCACTACGCATCTTCATGTGAGATCCGGCGCCAGAATAATCGCCGTCGTCTAGCACAAACACATGTCCGCCTTCGCGTTCATACACTTGTTCAGTTGACTTGGGAATTCCATTGCGCCCCATGGGCTTGCCAGGAGTGCTGATGCCATACACTTGACTTGGCATGTCTCGCTGTGAGCTGGCATTACGCGGACCTCGAATTGGATCGCCAATCAGACCTTGAGCAATGTACTGCGCGGCCAATATTTCGTGTATCACACGTTTTCTATCTTGTATGTCTTCGCTGGTTTTTTTGTATGGGTTGAATTCAGCCAGTGGTACAAATACCTTGCCAATTTTCATTGCTTGTTGTATTGCTGTTTTAAGTTTACCATTTTGCAGTGTGGCAAGATCAACGTCGACTCCAACTTCGCCGCCACTGTTGGATGGCATTCCGCTATGGCCTTTACGATCCATTACGCAAGCAAACCAAAATCCTCTGTTGGGATCTCCATTGACAAATGTACACAACACTTGATTGCCAATGTCCGGAGGTACTGCCCAAAAACCGTAACTCATGCCATTGTTTTCAAAACTTTCAGCTTGTGACTTTGCACCCTTGACTCCGCGACTGTTTGTAGTGCCCATGAAAGGGCTGGCATAGCGTACTGGGCGCCAACCGCCGTCGTCGTTTTCGTCGCCGCCCAGCTCAGGAATCCAAACTTTGAGTTTTCCTGCTCGGTCAGGGTCATTGACATTTTTTACTACACCAATATAAGTTCCTGGTTGTAGTTGGGTGCCCGCTGGTTTGCCCGAGTAAATACTCGAAACATTTTGACCCATTACACTGTCTGATTTACTCATTATTGAAATTCCTTATTCACCAAGGCCCCGGGCCGCCTCTGCCCGGCGGCGATTATCTTCTTCACGGCGGAGGTCGAGTACAACTTCGAAAGTTCCGCCAGTGCCTTCAACTCTACTGCCGCCAACTTTAATTCCTCTGGCTTGATCTAATTTAGCCTGATCTTCCGCCGAGTAATTAACATTGCCATAAGGATCAACTATAGGTGTAACTACAACGTCAGACTGATTGGTGGCATTACCGACACCTCCAGTATAACTAGTTCCGCTATTTGGTCCTGGCTGCAATGTCTTGGGTTGATATGTTGTTGCGGTACCTGCGTTTTCGCCTGGCTTGACACGATAATTTGACAATCTATTTGCTTGTGCTACATCAGAGCTTCGATCTGTGGACTGTTTGATATCCTGATCCATGTACCTGATCAAGTTAAGAGTTTGTGTGAACTGTCCTCTAGAAAAGTCGGAATCAACCATGAGCAACTTATACACACCAGTGAACCCAGATTTTAATTTATTGCTGTCATAGAACCGTACGCCGCCTGTCCTATCGTCGATATCAACTGGTGATCTAATTTCAACCCAGCACACAACTTCTGCGCTGTCCATTACAATACTATTGTTATTTTTTTTAGTTAGGTCTTTGCTACTATCAGTAGGAGCCAATGGAGATCCCCTATTAACGTAGTCTACACCACCAATAGGTTGTACAGCAGTTTGACTTTGTCCAAGTGATGCAATTACTCCAGTAAACACATCGTCTTGTTTAATCAGTTCTGGATCTCCGATAATCTTCAGTGTGATGTTGAGCATTTCGCCACCAGCTGAACTATAAAGACTTTCAGATACATTTGCCACTGCCATTGCAGTTGGGTCGCGACGCAGGTTTTTGCCTGCATTGGCAGGATCATCACTCACATGAACTATCACCCCTGGATTGGCTCCTTTGCCTTGTGCGGAGTTGTCGTTGGTTTCGGGATTATTCTCTGTTTGTGCATTGTATGAATTGTCGATATTTTTTGCTCTCAGTGCTGTAACTTTTGTAAAATACACAAAGTCAAAATCAATTGCAAAATCAATCACAGACGTGTTTTGCCCAGTGTAGAAATACGGGTATTCTTTGCTACACAAGCTTCGGCTCGGCACTGCTTTTGGTAAACTTGGATGTGTCGTGTTCCATACTGTGTAAGGCACAACATAATATGTTGTGTCAAACGACCACTGATTGTTTTTATCGTCAAAATCTTGGAGTTTAACCAATGGAATTATTTTCCACCAGGTCACTAGACCTTGTACTTCTTTTATGCCGCCTGCCTTGGCTTCATCTTGGAGCACAATCTGTTTGCGAATAAATTCACTTGACTGCATGGCAACATTGATTACTTCAGTGATCTGTGTGCCAGCAACAAAAGTAAAATTATCTTGTACTTGATTTGCTCTAACGTTGTCACCATTTTTGGCGTCAGGACTCTTGGCCATGGCGCTGGCACCTACTGTTCCATCTTGGTCGCGCTGTCGGTAAACTTTATTGCCACCATTATCAGTGAACGTTTTATCAAATACCACAGAAATTTTATTTGGTGTTTTAACCTGGATGGCTT